TACGGTGCAGTTCCCTATGCCCAGATAAAGTACCGTGGTCAGTGATGGCAATTGCTGGCATCCCTAACTCAACTGCACGGTCAATGTATTCTTCTGGAGTAGCGATTCCGTCAAAGAGGGAATAGTGAGTATGTACGTGTAAGCCTACGTAAGACATCTATTACCAGTCAATATTTGTGCTAGTAACAGAAGGTGTGTCAAATCCAAAGTAGAATGCTTCCTGCTCTGGATATGGAACCTCACGGACAACCTTTTCTAGGTTGAAGTATTCAAAACCATCCCAATTGAATGGCTCTGTATCTGGCTTGCTTGGAAGAAGTGTGTAATTTGTTTCAGTTCCCTGACCATTACGCTTCAACTTCCATTCAAGGTTTGAGATGCTGCCTGTATCAAGGGCATACTCACGGATGTTGTTAAATGCAGACTGCTTTGAAATACCCTGTGACCATACAGCGATATAAGCATCTTCTGTACCGTCGTTGATAAGAACATTGCAGTAGAAACGAAGTCGTGCTCTCCAGCCAGACTTAGGTTCCTTCTTTGCCATTTCGCAACCAAAGCAGCGACCTTCTGACTCCATTGTGCATGCAGCCTTGCGCTTATAATCCTTTGGATTTGTATGCTCTGAAACTACAACAGAAAGTCCACGACTCTCATTGTAGTGTGCTGAATCCTGATCCAATTCCTCTACGAAACGAATCTTTGCAGATTGACCATCTGCTAATTTTACCCAACGAACCTTCTGCCCTGTGCTTTCAAACTTTGGCTTGTCGAGTAGTGCGCTAATGTCCTTAAGACCCTTAATTACGCTCATTGTATTGCTCCTTTTGTGTTGTTATGTATTAGTTTAGCATGGATAGTATTGATTTGTCAAACTGGTAATCTAGTTCTTTAATTGACTTATCATCCATGTCGCCTATATCTTTGTATTGTTTGTTTAGTTGTATAACGGATACACGAGAACCAAGTTTTTCAATTATCTTAGTTTTCATATTTCCTCCTGCCTCATCATTATCTGCAATAACAATAATGTTATTGAAATACTTTTGAAGCAATTCTATTTGTGTATTGGACACATTTGCACCTAATGTTGCTACTGCTGGAAATCCAACCTGGTCTAAGCGAATAGCATCGAAAGACGATTCTACCACATAAACCCTATCTGCAGTTTTAACTCTGTTAATATTAAAGAGTGTTTTTGCTTTTGGTAATCCAGGTGTATTCTTAAACTCTTTGCCCTCAATTGATCTACCAACAAAGCCAACAGGAATTCCGTCTGGGCTATGGACTGGAACAGTTACCATGTCTTGCTTTTCAGAATACCCCAAGGAAAACTTAGACCACGATGCTGGGGTAATCTTTCTATACTCAAAATAATTCTTTGCCCTATCCGATCCAAAAAGATTATTATTTAATCTCTTTAGGATTAACTCATCATACGGAACAAATTCTGGCTTCGCAATCAACTTTTGATTAATATCTCTTTCAAGATCTTGCTCTGTCTCTTTGCCCTTGATATAGCGAACTGCTTCAAAGTATGTGCGGTTAGACATGTGCATCACAAACTCTGTTAAGTCTGCAACATGGTGACAAGAAAAGCAGAAAAAAGTTCCATTAAACTTGTCTACTTCTCCAGCAGGAGTTCTGTTGTTATTGTGGTATGGACAAAAAATGATATAGTCAGAGTCAATCTCTGACTGGATAGTTACACCTGTTCCCGTAAGGACTCTTTTGATTTGCTCTTTGGTATATATATTGGTGTGCTTACGTCTATCCCTGCTATCCATTCGCTTTGCTTTCTCCCTGTGTATGTTCCATGTACTGTTAATTGAAATTGAAAATATTTTTTGTTGTGGTTATAGTCTATCGTAAAGTCTGGGATTATGTCAAGCCTTGGTACATACCCAGAAAGTCGCATCTCTGAATCCAAAAGCCTAATATACTCATCCTTTAACCTACCAATCGCTGACTCATCGTGAATGATCCCGTCAAGGTAGAACTTCTTGATAGGCCTGTGATGGTAGAAAGTCGGAGGCATATACCCCTTATTTTGTTGCATGCCATATTATAACTACTTATCTTCAAAATCCTTGTACCTGTAGTATCCCTTATCAAAGTCTACCTGTACCAAGAAATCTCCCATAAATCCATTACGGTTCTTTCTAAATGCACACTCGATTACATCGCTATTGGCTCCACGACCAAGAGCAATAACCCAGTCAGCATCGTATGCAATCTGCTTAGACCATGCTGTTTGACCTAGCGTAGGAACCGCTGAGAGGTCATTAGAGTCATCTGGAGTAGCAGATGAGATAGCAATGATAGGAACCTCTTCACCAATAGCCATAAGTTTAAGTTCTCGTGAAAGGTTTTTCATTCGTACCGTTTCATTATCTGACTTCTGATTAGGAGACATCAACTGAAGGTAGTCAACGATTACAAAGTCTGGCTTATATTGATCGATCTTTCCACGGAGAACAGAAGGATTGATTTCTCCACCATTATCATTAGAGATAATGTGGAACTCAGGCTTGCCCTGCAGATGTTTTTGGTGCCACATCTTTAGTGTGTCTAGTTCAACATCTCCAGAACTTAACTTTCTATGAGACCAAAGCCCCTCACCCATAATGGTAAAGACACGGTTGCGAACTTCTGTCTCACTCATTTCAAGTGAGATTACTAGTGGAGACTTTCCCTGCTTCCAAGCCTGTACCGCAAAATATAGAGCCATCCAAGACTTACCAATACCAGGGTAGGCAAGAAATACTCCAAGTTGACCTGGCATAATTCCAGAAGGAAGATAGTTATCAAACCCTGGAAGATTTGTCTTGATGCCTAAATGTCCAGCAGCCTGCTGCTCTTTTAGTTGTTCGTAGTATGCAATTGCAGATTCAATATCTGTTACATCGATATCACGGATAGCAGATGTATTCTTTTTAAGTTCTGATGTCTGTGTGATCAGTGTATCTAAAGCCTTGTTTCCATTTCCAGACTGTACATCGCTTGCTGCATTACGCAAAATATCCTTAAGGCTATCAGTTAGGTATTCCGTCTGCAATTCTTCAAGGTGGTGCTTTGTTGCTCCTACGCCATCAATTGGCTGAAAATCTCTAAACTTTTCAACAACAAGCGATACAGGAGGTACGGCACTATTGTGTTCAAAGTAGTTTCTAATGAACTCCCAAACATCATTGTGTGTTCTTAAAAGATTATCTATGTTAGCCTGAAGAAGTACATGGACTTGCTTATCTTCTAATACTGCGGAAATTACCTTTGCCTCTGTATTATTCACTTAACCACTCCTTTGCTTTCTTCCTACGCTCTAGTCTTTCTTGAACATCTTTTTCTTTTTCTAATTTTGCTTGAAGTATTTTCTCCGTATTGTACGAAAAGTAATTCCAAGAAGGAGACTGAGCAATACCAAAATAGTACTCAAGTAAATCATAACATGCCCCAATTCCATAAGACTCAATGAGTGCATCAGCAGCCCATTGCTCAACATTTAAATTTAAAGATGGCTTTTGCTCATACTTTGCAGTATGGTGTTTGCTATATCTAGAAAGCAAAGCCATTCGGTCTTTGCGTTCTGCCATTAGCCTTCAGCAGCCTCCGATTGGGCTTCCTTGATCTTCTCAGTCAACTTGTCCTCAACGAACTTGTAGACACGCTCAAAAGCCTGCTCTGTATTTTCTGCATCACGCTTAGAGTCAACTACCCCAAGATCAAGTCGCAATGACTGAAAGTTTCCTAGATTAAGTGTGTATCCTAGTGTTACAGATACCTTTGTTGAATCGTTTTCCATTTCATACCCTTCGCTAAATAGATTCATTCCAGACTGGAACAAACCTTCCATCTTCAGTTCTTACATATGTAAGTATACCGTCTCCCATACGCCTTGTCAACTCTTGAACGCTAGGAGTCATATCATTTGTTATTAAATTATCTTTTCGTGGTCTACCAATATGGTATGTAGCAAGTATATCACGGATCTCCCTAACTTGCGATTCTGAATAATATGATCTCACTCTAAACCCAGTCTGACCACCCTTTTGTGATCCAGTTGGATATGGAATGATTCCTCGTCTCATTAGTGATGGCATATATTTTTTATGCCTATTAACTAAATCAGCAGTCTGGCCAACAGTGTAGGCTCTTTCTCTTTTCTTTTTAAAGTCACCAATAAGGCAACTCTCTAGCCTATCTTGTGTAATATTATAAACAGACATAATCCCATTAGATCTATTTAAATGATGCACCCTTACCAAGTCACCATTCAGGAACCAAACCTTTTTATTTCCTGGAATTACAGGGGCGCTATTGTAGCCTTCGCTCTCAATACTTCCTTTTTTAAAAGCCATCTGCCCTCCGATGAATTCTGTGGTGGATTGAAAAATTTTCTATGACCGCACATCATGCAGTAACTTTCTAAGTGGCCAGGACTAGTATATTGTCTATCAACAAACATTCTTCCTGTGCATCTATCACATTTCAACATTAGTTAGGAATTCCTATAACTACTAGATTGACGGCTACAGTAAGATCTCCAGTCTCATTGAAGATTACTACGCCTTCAACTTTTGATGTGGTTACAGATTTTAAAACAACCGAAACATTTTTACCTGCTGGAGTATTTCCAACATTTAATGGTGTGGCAACTGCAATTGGTGCATACTTAAAGTCAGTGTTAAACTCATACGAGAAAGGTACAGTGTCGCCCTTTGTCTTGCTAGCACTGTTAACAATTTCTTTGTATCCGCCCAAAATTCTTGCTTCAGAAGCCTTTACGCTTTGCTGACCAACTCCTGGTGTGTCAATAGTGACATACTTGTATAGGGCTGGAGATACCTGGCTTGACAGGTCGTTAATTGCGTTAGCCAACTGATAGATATAAGAAACATCTAGCGGTTGTCCACGCTCTGGAAGAGGAATTTTTGCCATATAACTATTATACCACTACACTAGTTTCTTCGGTCTCAAAAATTGTTGCCCCTGTAAAGCGTTCCTTTGGAAATGTTGGAACCTGAACTGCAACTTTCACTGTTGACGAACCGCTCTTGACTAAGCAAGAATATGTAGGTGATGAAACAGATCCAACATAAACATATGAATTATTATCCCATTTAATATAAATATCAAACATGCTGTTGGATGATCCTGTTGGCTGCCACACAAGATTGATTAATCTTGCTTCTGGATTAACAGAGAGTGCATAGTCTACAGTTGTTTGTGATGGAATTGGTAGACGATATTGTGGTGACCAGTGAGAAGATCTGTTTCTGTCCTCTGAGACAATTCTGTATCTAACTATGTAAGATTGATTGGCCCCACTATAAGCAGGCAAATCAGCCTTTTTAATTACTACACGCTTTAATTTTTGAGTTGCCATTATACAACACCAACATTAAACCTAAACTCAATAAAGTTTGTTGTATTAGCAGATTTGACAATTGGTCGTGCATCAGCATTCTTAATAACTGTGTATCCAGACAAACCATACAAAGGATTCTGAGAACTTAGGCTTTCTAGTCTTGCTGCATCAAGGCATACAAAATAGTCTGAAGAAGGATTACCATCTGCATCAAGTACGCAGACATACATCTTGAATGTATTAACAGCATTCCAAGAAAAATCTTGACTCTTAGTTAACTCTTGTAGTTGCTTGGTAGCAACAAAGTATCTGTTTGTAGATAGGTTATTAGTTTTGCTCTGTGCATCATGCTCGATATTAACTTCAAATCTTGCATACTGTCCAATATTGTGAGCATCATCAGAAGAGAATTCCCCTAAAATCAATACCTGAGAAGGGTGTAACTGGGATGTTCCATCTTTATTTACAACAGAAAAAGCAAGACGAATTTCATCCAATGGTGACTGGCGATTAAAGTCTGGGGCAGTTCCATTAAGGTGTATATGTGTTGAGTTAAAAGATTCCTGTCCGACAGTCCATGTTGGATCTACTGATAACTTACCCTGATTGCTCACAGAGATCTTAGATGTATCTCCAGAAAGCATAATAATATTATTTAAAAATCTGCATCTTTCATTTCTATCTAATCTTGCTGTACTAGTAAAGGTTCTATTGTCTGCATTTGTTTGAATAACCTTTTGTGTAAAAGACATAACATCGTCTTCTTCGCTATCTAGTGGTTCATATATAACTGGTATAGCAGTGGCAAGACTCTCAGAGTGATATTCCCAATTCTCGTTTTCTGTAAAGGCATATAGCGTTCTACTATCATAGGCACCAGCGGATGGATTTGATCCCGCTGAAAATACGCCAACTTCTGTAATTTCGTATCTTTCTTCTGTTGGAAGTTCTGCAGTTAAAACAATTTTATCTACGCCATCTTCTGTAACAAATCCACGAGAAACAATTGGGACACGAAACATTTCAAAATCTAATGTTTTCTTATCTGAATAATCACCAAATGAATCTCCTAGGGCTATAGCATTTGTGCCACAACCAACCGCAATATAAGAAGCATAGGCTGGTGCTTGACCAATTAGGTATTTTGTGATAATGCTTTTGCCAGTATTTGTAATCATTGAATTCCTCCAGTATATATTGTACCATCAAGCAGGGTTCCAGAGACTAGAATCTGTATATCTACCTGCTCATCTGCATCTAGGTTTACTATATCAATAATCAGGTCTCCAGTATCTGGATCAATATAGACAGTCTCACCGCTAGGACCTGAACCAGTAGATGGTAAAGATGCCTCAAACTTAATAGGATAGTTTTTAAAATATGTAGCAGATGTATCTTGAAGGTTAAGAATGTTCTGAGGGTTATACTGAAGATATAGGCTACTCATATTTTTAATTGGACTATATACAATAGATTGACCTGAAACAATGTCGTTTCTAGATATATTGATTAACTCTTGCCCACCAATATTTTCAAAGATAAGATCTGTCATTACTTCAATTGGGACTACTTCATCTTTAAAAACAAAAAGATCTGGTGTTGCTACTTTTACAGAAGCATTTGGTGCCGAACTAGTAGTTGTAGTTGGTTGATTTGCTGTTGCGTCAATAGCCATTATGATACCTCACTTAAGAATACGTTCATCTGTGGTCCATTAGAGTCTTTTGAGTATTCAATATTATAAATAACATAATTGCTTGTTCCTGCTTTATTAACACCATTGGTTGTATAGTCAACCTTAACTAGATCTCCAAGTTGTAGAGTTGGCATAGCAAAAATCTTTAATCCAATTGACTTTCTAGGCTTCATGATCTTTGAGATTGTCCATTTCATTAAATCATTTGCATCATCTTGTGTCTGAATATAAGGAACATTTAGGCTAAAGTCTTTTTTACCATAGGTTAGTCTACTAACCTTAATGTCTTCATAATCCTTAGAAGCCTTTAGTGGTGACTCAATAACTATATCATTTTTAATTACTGGATCAGACATGCTAGATGTTTTTGCAAAATAGTCATCTACTCTCAGCACATGCTGTGACTGCTGAGTAAATGTTATACCTTGGATTCTTAGGTAATTTCCAGTAGTCTCATCTAGACTTAACGCTGTATCTGTAGCATTAAAAATTAAAAATTCTGCTCCATATGATCCCGCTCTAAATCCAGAAACAGTATATCCTTTAAGTCTATTAAATGTAGGTGACAATTTTGCATACAGTGCTGGATAGGCCTTGTCATATTTAACATTAAATGTAGATGCCTCACGCATGATTGTACCAAACTCCTCAAAGTACATATTATACTTTGGAGGTTCGCTAGTACTAATTCCAGAAAGATAAGTTCCCTGAACAATACCGCTCATTGCATACTTTCTAAAAGATTCATTTACGCTTAACTCATCACTATCAAAGATAGATTGGACTGGGGTATCCAATGCAAATGATGTATTCTGTGAATAGTTATTTGCCAAAGCAAAGATGTTCTCAAACATTACTCTTGAAGATCCTCTTGTAAATAGTGCCATGTTTTTGTATACTGGCAGTGGCTCATTATCTTCTACAATCTTAACTAGGGTATTATTAATATAAAGATAGAATCTTCTAAAAGAACCAATATCCTCGTACTCTACAGAAAGATCGTAGACTGTTGGGTTTTCTTCTGCTGCCACTCTATACTGCCCCACAAAATTTCCATCATCAACAATGATCTTTGATAGACCTTCCCAAAGTTTTACAGGAACGGCATTGCCCTTATCATCTTTTAAAATCTTATAGAAAAACACATTGTTAACATTACTTGTTTCAGTATTTGTTATTCCGACTGACCCTATTGCTACAATCTCAAAGTAATAACCATTATTTGTTTCTGGGTTTAGCATAACTGCAAGACCACCAGATCCTCCAGAAATGCTAATGTTCTTGTCTGGAGTTGTTCCAGGAACAATATAGTATGTAGAACTTCCAACGGCACTTTGCCCACGATCTAAGTTGTTCTCAATTTTTCCAATGATTCTCATTCTTGTTCCAAAGTGCTTAAATTTATCTGTTAATGGCTTGTATACATATGAAATAAATTCAGTTGGCTTTGGGTATGTTGTCATCGCTGGCCCATTAAGCACTAGAGCAGATGATTGAACAGTACCTGACTGAGTGCTAGACAAAGAGTTTGTAAGAGACTGATCTAGGTAAGTTGATGATAAGAAGTTTTTAATAATTCCATTTCTTGTACACTTTTGTGCAAGTTGATCGCTTGTCTGTGGTGTATCTGTTGCAGGTGTGCCAAGATCAATGAATGTGGACTTGCCCGCTGCACCAACAGAAAGTCCAGTTGAACTTGTTGGTAATTCTGTTGCAACTGAATTAAATAATGAGTCAACTTTCATTGTAACTCCACGAACATTTTTATTATCTGACCAGTAGGGATCTAGGCCTGCCTTATGTGAAACAACTGGTGTTCCAAATTGTCCACGGCCATGCTTTGCAACTGGACCATTCTTCAACTTTAAAACCCCAGAAATCTCTTGGTAGTTAGGCTCAGAGTAAATTCTGACTGCTCCTGTCGGATAAATCTTTCCATTAAATGGAACCTTGGATGCGTAGTCCTCATACTCTTGGACATCGGTAATCCAGACATTTCCTATACCAGCAACATTGTACTCGACGGCATCATACTTTATCATTTCGCCATTTGCATAAAAATAACCGTTGTATCTTGTTATCCAGTATACGGCCTCACCAAAGTTCATAGTATTATTGACTAACTTATTATTTACAACCATTGGAAGGGTATCTGATAAATCAGAGTTGAGTGGGATTGCAGAAAGAACATATGCAGACTGATTACCAACTTGGCCATTGACAGATTTTGTGTTTTGAGTTCCAGCAACCTCCCATAGTAGAACTGGCTTATAGATCCAGGTTCTTTCGTTGTCTATCAGGCTTGCTTGCTTTAGTGAACCAATTGACCTCTGTATGTGTCTTGAGTTATAGGTTATATTTCCATCATTATAAACCTTTGAGTCTTGATCAGTATACTCAATGATGTTTGCTAACTTTGTTCCTATGTGAGCATTTTTTACAACCCCAGAATTTTGCTGGTCCGTTGTTCCTAGAAGTGTTGTACTTGTAGTTCTTTCTTCAGAAGAAGGAAGCATATAGTTTTTACTCATCATAACAAAGTTGTTATACTCGTCAAAGAACATCGCTGTCTGAGTAGATATCGCTATATCCTGTAAAACCTGTGCAATTGATGTATCTGGAGGAATAAAGAAGTATGGAATGATTGCTTCTTTTTCATTTGCAATTCGCTTAAATGTGTAATTAGAAAAACCAAGATAGTCAAGCAGTAAACATACGGCAGAACTTACAGATGTCTGTGTTGACAAAATTTGTGGTGCAGTAGTTGATTCTAAATAGAAGAATAAATCTCTAAGATTAATAGTTACCTTTTTGTCTGCATTAGAAATTGATGGGAATACATCAGAGTATAGAGTCTTTAGTGGAACAAAATAATCAAACCCATTAACATCAACAATTACTTCATAAAACTTAAACTGAATATTTCTTGCAATATAATCTTTAATGATGCTCTTGCTATTTTGATCATTAAAAGAGTCATCATAGTCAAAGATTGTAACCTTGCCTGTAGACGCCAAAAGTTGTCCAACTGGCATTCCGCTTATTCCAAGATCTGATGCACTTTTATTAATAGAGAAATCTGAAACTTTGTCTGTAATATTAACAGATAGTCTAGGTGAAATTTCAATAAGGTCAAACGTACTATCAATCTTTGTCATGGACTCAACAACAATTCGGACACCACGAATATACTCAAACTCACGGTACTTTGGAGATCCATCACCACTAAGGCTATAGAAGTCTGGGTCTGTTAAATCTGTTACAAAGTTTGTTAGTCTATCTGTATCATTTCTTGCTAACTGCCAACCATACTCTGGAGTAAATGTTTCATACGCCTCACCCTGCCAAATATAAAATGTTCCTAAATCTGTTGGATTGGGCTTTACTAGATACGCATACCCATCAATATTTCTGTCTGGCAGGACGGTTGTAGATGCAAGAACCTCTGCAAAGATAAAACTGTCTTTATGCCTTGATGGAATCTTTAATCCATATTCCAATTCAACATATCCATCAGCACCAATTATTGGAGAGCCATCTTCTCGTTTTGTGTTGATATCAAATGCGTATGTGTCTACCCAGTTGCTACCCTTTAAATGTTGAACCTTCCACTTAAGTGGTGTGGCCTTGTTTGACTCTCCATAAAATGGATCTGACTTGGTAGAACCTGCACTTGCCATAGTTCCGAGATCTACTGTTCCAATATGCGTTTGCATCTTAATAACAAGTCTATTGGTTGGTATATTATTTTTATATACAACAAAGGGAACTGCATCATCAATAACCTTTTGACCATTCACAGTTTTATTAGCAATACCGTATTCAACAGAACCCTCTGTTCTATACGATGTCCAATACTTAAATAGGTCTGCCTTGTCTGGCATATAGTATCTTGGTCTATCAGCCATCAACATATTTGGGTGGTGCAGGTATTGACCAGAAATATATCTTGCTTTGTTGATTCCAGATCTAGGTCTAAAAGGCTTAAAGCAATCTTCTAGAGAATATATAGTCTTAAGTTTATCTTTCTTTGATACTAAGGTTGTTGGAGTATCATCGTCATCAATACCGCCATCAATTACAATGTCTGCATCTGTTGCTCCAGTGTAATACCCTCCAGCATCTGTAGAGTCAAAGGAGTTAGGCAAAAGGTAAAATGATGAATCTGTGTCTGTTGATCGGTATCTGTAGTTTCCAATTAACTGAATGTTAGACGGAATGTTCATATTCCACTCTGCAATAATGGCAGACTTGCTTCTTACAGTTTGAGATTCTTCTAGATGTGACTGTAGTTCTTTATTCTCAAACATTATACTTCTTCCAGAGACACTGAGATATTCCATAGATCATGGGTTGCTGCACCTCTTGAAACTACTGAGTAGTCAAACTTAGAAAAATAAACTTCTACAATTTCATTATATTGCCCTAGATGTCCATAGGCTGAATCGTCAGAGCCAAAGTTGTTATATTTGTCATATGCTAAGAACATCCAGAATGAACCCTTATGATTTTCATACCATTCAAGGAGTTCTCCTGCACCTGCTCCGCCATCTATAGTGTACTGCTCATCTACCCCTGTAGGGCGTCCAGAGACTCCTGTAGACAAACTCTTACCAGTTGTAGGGTTAAAGTCTGGCCTAGTCTTAAAAGACCTTGATGGTAGGTTATTCCAAGAAATATCAAAGTTTAACTTATCAGCAATGTGGTGTGATCTCATATGCCCATTAATCATTCTTTCACGCTTTTCAATTCTATTAGGCGTAACCTTAATTTCTCCACGATTGTGGTCTGACAAAATTAAAAATTGATCTAATACGGATGAGTTTGTTTCTATTCCTGGGTCCTGACCTACTTCTAGCCCTGTTGGAACATATAGACCATTTACAAGAGTACCAGGATTATTTGACCAGATTGCAGCCTGTGGACGAGAATATCTCTTTCTTCCAAGCATGTATGATGATGATGCCATTAGAATCTATTCCCCCTAATTCTCTGTGAGTCAATCTGTCTAATTTGAGCCATTACTGTTCTTGCAATATCGTCAGGACTTGCATCAGACTTAGTATTAACTGTAAGACTATAATTATACACTGTTTCGCCAACTGGTGCACCAGAGTTTATTGCCTTCATCTTGTCCACACCGTGATTATTAACAGCATATCTACTCATTACAAACTCTCCAGGAGTTAGCATTGCAGGGACTGTATCTGTTCCTATTGCAAAACCACCCTTAGCAAAATACTTAGGAACAATGCCACCAGAAGAGATATAGCCATACTTTGCTTTTCTTTCTGCAATAATATCAGCAGATGACTTTGTTGATGCTTGTTCTTCTTTCTTCTGTTCTTGATTCTTTTGATCATATTTTGCGTCTGGTCCATTACCTGTTTGATCTGTTGCTGGCCCATAAACTGTTTTAATATATTGAGTTATTTCAATACTCTTTGACTTAATTCCATCATATGCTGCCTTGATACCATCCCAGGCAGTCTTTGCCTTACCAGACATATCTCCAACTGCTCCAAGTGCTAACGCTAACTCATTAGATGCTAGTTTTTCTGTTGCAGTTGCTGCCTTAAGAATAGCATCCCACTCTGCACGAGTTGCACCCTGAATAACTCTTACAGCATCTGCATCTGCAATTTGCTTAAACAAAAGATCGCTTTGAAGTTGAAGAGGAAGCATCTTATCATTAATTGCCTTAAGGTCAGCCTGTTGGTTAAGCAGTGTTCCATATTGAATCTCTGCAATTTTATCCATCTTAACCTGAATAGCATCTTGTGCAACAATTCTTTGCTGCTCTAGGTTATAGATTTCATCTTGTATAGATAGAATTTGTTTATCAATTGCAGCCTTACCTTGCTCAAGTCCGTAAACCTGTTGACCAATTTGATATTGCTCTTCTTGAATATCCTTTTGAGACTTACCGCTTACTCCACCACGAAGAGAGTCTATTTCGTTTTGTCTTGCTTGCTGCAGAGCCTCTTGTGCATTCTGTGCATAATTACTTGCACTTGTTGCTCTCATATCCTGGGCAGCCCTTGCTGCTGCAGCAATATCACCTTGTGTCAGTGCATCAGCAAGACCAAGTTGTTGTTGTTGCTGTTGAATAATTTGCTGGTTTATCTCAGATACCTTGGATAGAGCCTCTTGCTGCTTATCATACTTTTCATTGATTTGTTCTGCAGTATGGTTCATAACCTCAAGGTCATGTGAAAGAATATTTGATCTATCCTGTAGAGCCTGAATTGGCCTAATAAAGTTCATCTCTGCAGTACGATTAAGTTTGTCAATTGCTCTTTGCTTTTGTTCAATTGGTCTAGTAAACTTGGTATCAATTTCTCTTTGATCTTTGTCTACTTCTAACTGAAGTGTTTCGATCTGTGACTGAGTTAAATTAATCCTATCCTGTGCAATTTTAGCCTGATTATTTAAGGCATCCATTTGTACTTGAAGTCCAGCATAGGTATTGCCTTCTGCATTCTTTAATGTATTCTCATCAATCATCTTGTAGGCATCAAACAATTCTGCTGCTGCGTTTGCTGCATTAATTTCTTTTTGAGCCTCTGATTGTGTAAATACAATCTCTACTAATTTTCTATCTGGGATATCATTGATTTGATCAAGAAGGGTTCTAAACTCATTTTGTGCATCTTGTCCTAGAGTTGCAAAATTATCCATACCATTAATAAGAGCCTCTAATGTAGATGGGTCAGATATTGCTGAACGAATACCCTCAGCGCTAATGTTTGCCATTTGCATCATCTGTACAACTTCTGGGATGCGCTTTTGATTATCTGCAATTGCTTGATCGTCTTTATATTTTGTAACTGCTCCGCTAATAGATGCTCTAAGTCTTGCCTGTTGTGTAAGAGCAGCATTTGTTTCTAGTTCTTGTTTTGTAACCTTACCTGTAGCAATAAGGGTCTTATAGTTTTCATCTGCAAGCATTGTTGCAATGTCTCTTTGATCAAACCCTAGTGCTGCAAGTTTTGTTCTAGCAGCAATCTCCTGCTTTGCATATGTAATAGACAAGAGTTGTGCCTTATTATAGTCACCTATAATTGCCTTATTAAATCCAACCTCCATGTCTCTGCCCTTTTGATTAAGAACAAAGTCTCCAGCCTTATACTTTTGTGTTTTAGTTATCTTCTTGCCAGTTACAGGGTCTACAGTTGTGTACTTTTGTGTACCCTTTTTGGTTGCTGTCTTTCCAAACTTATTCAATTCAGACTGATCTAGTCCTGCAAGGTAATCAGTGAATTGTTGAGTTTGCCCCATCTTAATAAGTTGCTGCTCAAGACCGTTGAACTGATTTTTGATAGCCTTTGAGCCTGTAGCAGCAATTGCTCTTTGTAATTCTTTAAACCCCTTTGACGCATCAATCGCAGCAAGGCGAACATTTCGAAGACGCTTTAACAAATCGTCATATGTTGTGTCACGGTTTCCGTCTTTGTTATCTGAATTGTTTGGTGCATCTTTTGAATTAGCAACTGAAGGTGTTCCATGAATTGCAACAACGCCACGCTGTGCAAACTCTGCTGCAGCATTATAATCATTTAGCGGTAATGGTTTGCCATCTGGACCTTCTGTAAGCAACTTTAAGACAGTTGAATACTCTGTCTTATATGCATTTGAACCTATCCCACCCTTTTGTGCTGCTGCAATTTCTGCTTGTGCTACTGCCCAGGCATCTCTTTCTGCTACTGTTTTAAATGATGTTGCAGTTGTAAATAATGTTGTGTATGTCTGTAACGCCTCTTTTCTTACTTCGGGCTTGAGTGCATCATAGTATTCCCAATCGTCAATAAGTTGTGCTGGGTCAACATTATTATCTTCTGCCCATTTAATTGCAACTTCCTTTGTAATTGGATCTTTAAGTGCTTCAATGCTATCCAACTTCTTTGACAATGCTTCAAGCCCTGGCATACCAACTGTATCAATAAATGCAGTCATATCTACTTCAAGCCCATCAGATCTTTGAAGAATTGCTAATGTTTTGCCAACTCTATCAAACTCTTCTGGATTTTTGCGACTCATCTGTACAACAATTGAACGAGCCTTCTTTTTATCCACTCCCACAAGAAGTGACGCAAGTTCTGCCATCTTTGCTCCACCATGAGTACGCATACCAATGTTAAGCGCTAAGTCCATATCTTTTAGATTGCCTTCAAAAATCTTAAGCATTGTTTCAACTTGAGCAGGATTCATTTGTCCAGACTGCATAATAAGATTCATCTTTGCTTCAAATGTTCTACCTTCAACCTTATTAGCAAAACTGCTATCTTCATCTGCGTCACTTGTTATATCTAGGACTCTTTGTGCTGAAGACTCAAACTCTGTACCCTTATATTTTGCCTTTACATCTGCCTTTTGTGCATCAAAATATGCATCTTCTCTTCGTGCACTATCGTTTAGCCAGTGTTGAGAAAGATCCCAAAAGCCCTGACCCTGAACCTGATTTGCACCTACTGTATCAATCATTTTATTTGCATATCCGACTTGGATAGTTAATTGTGATGCTACAAGGTTGTTCATCTGTTTCATACCAGCATTTTGCTGATCGATCATATCTTTAATCTTGGTCTGAAGTTCTAGTTGCTTTTCTTTATTGGCTGTTGCTGCTAATTCGTTTTGCAATGTCTTTAACTGGTTGTCATAGTATAGTTGCATCGCATCTGCTTGTGCTTGTGCCGTTTCAATTGCAGAAGATCCTGTAACTGCAAGTGCTGCAGATTTGTCTGATCCAGATGCATTTCCAATAAGTCCAAGCGTTGCCCATCTTGACAAACCACTATTATTTCCAACAATAGATTGATCAGAAGATGTCATTTGTGAATACACATCTGCAGACTTTTGTGAAGCAGCAGTAGCAAGTCTTGTTCTCACCACTAACGGATCCTTTAATAAGTCTTCTCCACCTGGACCAATAAGTGATCTCAAATTAGCCTTAATTCTAATTCCAGTTACAGCATCTCTAAGGTTTACACCCATCTGGTATGCAATTTCTGCGCCAAGGTACTCTGGTATTGTTCCGTCAGATATTGCTGCTGCTAACTGTAGTGCAAAATCTTTTGCAGCAACATCTGCTCCAAACTTAGATGCATTTTCTTTATATGCTTTTTGTAGCGCCTTTCCTGCTTCACCCTCAAGGAACTTTGTCGCTTCCATTGTTCCCTTGCGACCAGTTTCAATATATGTGTTAAGTGAACCCTCTCCTCTACGGCGGTTCATAACCTGATTAGCACCTACTTTGCCAGTTTGCTCACCAATCTTTTGTAGCAAATCGGATGACACTGTGGTAGTTCTTGTAAACTTAGCAATCGCTTCTGCTGTCCCCTGCAGTTTTTTATTAAGCAAATATGCACTTGCACCAAGGGCAACTAGTCCAGCAACTGCTGCTTGTGGTCCAGAGAGTCCAGCAAGCATAGGTGCAAACTGTGCAAGGGTTGCTGCGGTACCAAGAGCAGCAGTTACTTGTGGTGGTGCACCTGCCATACCTGCAACCATTGCTGCAGTTCCGAGTCCACCAGAAACCTTACCAGAGAACTTTCCAACCTTTTCTCTACGCATTCCACGCTTCTTTTGTCCAATCTGCTTCTTTGTTAAAGTAGTTGGCCTACCTGTTTCTGGATCAAGCAGAAGTTGACCATTCCTATCTCTAGTATAGGCAGATGCTTCTTCATAGGCATTTTCATAACTCATTGCAGTAGCAGGATTAACAAACTTATTGTCTGTTTGTGATCCTTCAGGAATTATAGGAGTTTGTCCCGATGCTGCAACTGCAGCCATTCCTCTTTCTTTTTCTTTGCGCTTAAGTTCTTCAATATCATTTTGAAGTTTAGCGGTTTCTTCTGCAGACCTTACTCTATCTTCTTCAGCATTATTAATTTGATTATTGTTATCGGCAGAAGCCACAAGTGCGTTCTCGGTTGCCTGAGTTAATTCAGCAGCACTAATTGTATTTTGCGCTTGTGCTTGTGCTGCACTTGATGTAAGGTTTGCGCTATTTGCAATATCATTTTCTGCTACTAAGACATCTCCTGCAGCATCTGCAGTTTTCTTTGCCTTCTTCTTTGCTTTCTTGACTTCATTTGTATACTTATCTTGTTCTACAGATAGTTTTTCAGTAGAGTCTGTGACTTGCTCTTGAGCATTTCGTGTTTTACCTGCTTCTTTTGCAGATGCCTTTGCATTTTTAACTGCTGCATCCTGCTTTGCCTTTGTACGAGCCTTTTTAGCATCCGCAATATCTTTTGCAAGTGCTTTTGGATTAACATCGACAGTCATAGATGTTGTTGATGAAGATGCAGGGGTTTGCATTCTAGAAACACCAAACTTATCTCTATAATGTCTATCAATAGACTTTTGAATTTGTCTTTGATTTGGATCATTTTTAAGAGCATCATACTTTGCTTGGTTTACTGTGTCTACCTTTGGTATTGATGACTCTGCCATCTTGTCTGCTTGTGACTTAACTTCCGCAGTTTTTTGCTCAAGTCCGATTCTAAGACCTTCTCCAATATTAACACCTAAGCGCCTTGTTCTTTTTGATGGAGATTGTGTCTCTGCTACTTTTTCTGCTTCTGATAAAGACTTTTCTACAGTGTCTGGCAAAGTCTCAATGGTTCCAAGAAGTTCTGATTCAGTTCTTGCTTCAACATTTCCATATTTTGCATTGCTAGACTTTGGACCAAGTGATCCAGCATTTTGAGTCTTTAACTCTGCATTAATATCATTAAGATCTGATTGTGGAATAGATGTTCTTAATGCTGTTATGCTTTTCTTTGCTGTCTCGATAACCTTTGCAAAATCTGGAATCAAGCCAGAGATGTCTTCTCTTACTTGTTTTTCCAAGTTTCTAAATACATCATCTGTGAATGGTTCTGGTATATCTTTCTTTGCATTTTCAGCATTCCAAGATGTAACCTTGTCAAGAAGTGCCTTATCATAAATCTCAGCCTGGTCCTTAACTTTATCAAAATCAGCACCAACAAGTTCTGTCATTGTGCGCCATTTTTCTGCACCAGTCTTTGCAAAGTCTTCTTGGAATGCATCTCCAACTGACTTGCCATATTTTTCTTTAAAGTTAGTCTGATCTTCGCTAGCCATGCCTCGGTTTACACTCTGCTTCATTGTAAAACCAAACGCATCGGCTACTCTAACATCTGGTGCCTTTTGACCCTTTGCCTCGTAGTACTTTTTGACAATTTCCATTTGCTTTGCAATTTCTGGAGCAACATTTAATTGCATTGCCTTATCAGCAGAGATCTTTTCTGTTTGACCAACATGGGCAAATGAGCCACCCTGACCCTCATCAAACTTCTTAAACCATCTACCCATAATGCTTGGACTGCCATCTTGACCAGGAGCCTTACCAATTTTCTCTAGGCCTTCCTTTGTTAATGATCCAGTTTTTGCCTTTACTTCATCAAGTAGTTCTTCAAAATTCTTTAATACTGCAGCACGAATCTCATCCATGGTTTTGTCAACACCCATACCAGTAAGTTCTGCGTATCGCTTAAGATTTGTATCACTTAGTGCACTAATTCTGTCATATTCTTTTTGAAGCCACCCTGGAGTTTTTCCAGAGGCTGCACCTGCTTGAGACGCAACAACTCCACCCTCAGAAAACTTTTGTACATTTCCATTTGCAAGTGCTGCAACTAATTCTGGATTATTCTTAACATTTTCTTTTGTAACAACAAACTCTCCAGGTGTAAGTAGTGCTGGAACTGTATCCTTGTTTCCTGTACCTGGAACCACGCCACCAGTTGCAAACTTCTTTGGAAGACCACTAACAGCACCGCTTGGACCTGGTGATGTATTAAATAGTCCTGGAGAACCAGAGGCAAGTGCTCTTGCCTGAGATGCTGCATTTTGATAGGCAGTTGCAAGTGCATTTACAGATGCTGCCTCAACATTAAATGTTGATATAAGATTTTTATGTGATGTATGTAGTGCTTCTGATTGTGCAAGGTTTTCAATTTCTTGCTGTGTAAGATAATCAAATCCTCCACCAAGTACATTATTTTGTCCATTAAGTTTTGCCATTCCGCCACGAAGCATTGCAAAGAACTTAATTAAATTTGCAACACCGTTAGCAAGGAGACCAAATGTCATGAGGGCAGCAGGTGCAATTAAACCAAGGAACCCAACCATGCCAACAACAAATTTCTTGGTTCCTTCTCCTAAGTTATTAAACTTTTCAAGTACTCCTGCAGCAAACTTTGCAATAGGTGTAACGGCTTCAAGGAATGCTTTTCCAATTGGAACAAGTTGAAGTTTGATATTTTCCATCTGCTTTTGAAACTTAACTCCAACTGCATTTTCAACCTTTCCTAATTCTCGCTCAGACAGGATAGCAAGTTCTTCAACTGATGCACCAGCAAGTCCTAGTGCTCTTGCAGCCTGAGATGAGTCTTTTGTAATGTTTTGAAATAATGTAGATAGTCTTGCAAACTGGAACTTACCAAACATTGTCTCAATTGCTCTTGCACGATTTAGTGGATCAAGTGTATCTAATGCTCTAGCAAAGCCAATAACTGTTCCCTTTAAATCTCCAGCATTTGCATCAACGAGGCCCTTAACATTGATTCCAAATCCAGCAAGCATTTCACTAGCCTTCTTAGAAGGATTAATTAATGATGCAAGACCAGATTTAAGTGCGTTTGCACCTTCTGATGCATTGATTCCGCCTTCTTTCATTGCGGTCATAAAGAATGCGAGATCTTCTACAGATCCACCAAGTTGTTTTACAACTGGTCCAGCCTTTGGAATTGCTTCAGTTAAGTCTGCAATAGAAAGAACTGTTTGGTTTTCTACTGCGTTAAGGAAGTTAATCTTTTTTGCTAACTCTTCTGCAGAAATACCAAAAGCATTTTGCAAAGAGATTGTTGTTTCTAGTGCTTGCTGTTGCTCTACTTGTCCAAGCACTGCAAGTTTTGTTGCTGCTGTGACCTGTGCAGTTAAATCTGCTCCAGTCAAACCCATTGCAGCAGCATCGGCTGCCATCTTAACAGTTTCCGAAGCAGCAATTCCATACTTTGTAAACTCTTTTGCAAGTAACTGAATTCCTCTAACTGCCTTGTCAGTATCCTCAATTGAAGTAGCCATGTCTCCATAAACTCTTTGAAACTTAATTACGGCTTCTTCCATGTCTTTGAATGCTTTTGCAGCAACAGAGCCAAGCATTGTAAGTGGAACAGTAAAACCAACCATCAACTGGCGACCAGCCCACTGAGTGTTCTTACCAAAATTTAAAAGTTGTGTAGACCCCTGCTTAAGCAATTGGTTAAGAAGTTGCTGTCTTTGAGCAGCCATCTGAGTTCTTGTAGCATAGTCAGCATACTCTCCATTGACCATCTTAAGGTGTTTTGGAACAACCTGTAAAACCTTGACCAACTCACCATTGGCATTAGTTAATTGAATATATTGTGTCTGTAAAGCCTTGACTCTATCTTTTCTTGCACGATTAATAATCTCTCGCTCAGAGGCAAAGGCATTCTTAAATACCTTTGTATTTGCCGTTGCAGCAGCAGCAGTAAATTTAAAGTACTGCCCCATGCTAAGTTTATTCTTTTCAAGTGCATCTGTAAATGCAGTTGTACTTGAAACAATATTCTTTTGAGATGCTACAAACTTTCCAGTTGCATTGATAGACTGAATTAACTGAGCATTTAAACCCTTTTGTGCATTCTCAGCAGCAATATTACCCTGAGTGAGAGATTGATTAAATTTGCTAAGACCAGCCTGAAGGCGTCTTAACTGAGCAAGGGCGTCGGCAGTATCAAAATGTATACCAATATTAGCGTTTACATCAGACACTTTTCATAACACCCCTTATTTAATTAATTTATCTTGCTGAAAGAATTGATGCTGGATCGGTAAGTTGGATACCTGATGCTGCATCAATTACTTCGTATACTGTTGGAAGATCGATATTTTCTTCGAGTTCTTCACGAGTAACTGCTTCCTTCATGTACTGCTTAAATGCGATCTCTACACAGTCCAATAGAACATCCATAGACTCATCATTATTTTCTGATACTTCTGCGAGATCCTGGAATCTCTTCATAAATGGCTTTAGCAAAGAAATTTTTAGTGGTCGAACTTCTACGGTTGTTCCGTCAATAAGGGTGACCTTCTTTGTTGTATTTTCTGACATCATTCCTCCATTAGGTTTGTTAGTTAATTATACCATAGGGCATACTTATTTTTAGTCTATTCTTTCGTACTCTAGACCCATTCCAATACCAAATCCAGCCTTTTGAGCATTTACACCTTGTAGGGCAAGAATGTCATTTGCATCAGTTGCTTGGCCCTTACTATATACTCTTGCCTTTAGTTCTTCCCAGGCATTTGACTTAGATGTATTCTTATCTAGATCTACCCCCTGCATTGCTGCAAGAAATTTTTTATGTGCATAGTCTTCTTCTCTTTTGACATTTAGAATGGCCGTTAACTCTTGCATAGATAAAGAAGACTCTAGTTCATTGTAGTCTTTCCAAATACCCAGCAAAAATACCTCTGACTCAAGTTTAGCAAGGTCTAGTTCGTCCCAAGTTGATCCGCTTTTAACCGCCTGATCTTTGACAGATTCTTCTGACTTCTCGTTAACATTAATTCCTGCAGCATACTCTAAAATTTTATAAACAGTCTTGATATCAAAGTTATCCTCAAACACCTCAACGGATGTGGATATCTCTGGTTTGAATTGCTTCATGCAGATTGCTCCACACACTGCTAGTGCTGAAATTGCCTCTATGTCATTTTTGGCAGCACGAACATTTTCAAACGCTTCCATAAATCTCCTAAGATATTTAATCTTAAGTGGTGAGATTTCTAACTCAGTTCCGTCCACTGAAAATACTATGCCTGTTTTATAAATTTCGGTTGCCATTATACAAGTATACCAAACAGAAAAGCCCACCCCCGAAGGGATGGGCCTCTCATATATTTAATTGTATTATACTGCTGGGATAGTGCGATCAACGATCTTACCGTATGATGCATTATCATTTGGAAGAAGACGGAATGAAACTTCAAACATTGTAGCCTCATCACGCTTTGCTGATACTGTTACATTCTCAATTGAGAGTGCACGGTATGCAACGTAAATTCTTTCAAGTGATGATCCAACTGCACAGTCACCTGTACCTGGACCTACTGCAACCAGACCACGCTCAACAGGGCATTCACCGATGTCTCCCGCTGAAAGGTTAAGTGTTGGGTTTCCACCAACTGTTGAAAGATCTGCATCCTTACCTGCAAGTGAGAACAAAAGGTTCTCAAGTGTAGATTCAGCAAATGTGGTATTTAGGTTAACCTGCATACCCTGCTTGTACAACTTTGCAACGTCAAGAACCTGGTCCACTGAAACTTCACCGAAGTCAGGCTGGAACTGGAGTTCAAGTCCGTTCATTGTATAACCTACGTTACGGAAATCTGCATCATCAGAAAGTGTATCCTTAAATGATGTTCCGTTTACGAAAGTTGGAAGATCAGCCTCTGATAGGAGACCTGCTTCGTATGTAAAAAGTGCTGCAGCACCAACGATGATGTTGTTGCTAGTACCTCTTGTATATGCCATATTTTCACCTCTTTTTTCTTATGGAATAAAGGGCTGTTTCCTCGTTTATAATTATAACACCCCTTTTCAATCATTTTGTGGTAAAATACCCCACTAATTAATAACAGACGAGTCTTGGTGATATTCAAAATCGATAATAATCTTATTTCCGCCATAGGTTCTGGCTGTACCAAAATCTATAATATCCCTTACTTCTTCTAGTTGATATACCCTAAATTTATGGAAGTAGAACTTATTTTTTAAACCACCAAATGTCTTTCCTTTTGCCCACTCGTTGATCTCTTCTGCTGTTTCATCTTCTCTATCCATTAATCTTAGAACAGCCTCTTGGATCTGTACCATATTGGCAGTCACATCTTCCTGTGTCGCATAAAAGTAATAAAGTGCCTGCTCTTGCTTAATATGTGGGAAAGGGCTTCTTCTCATTCTAACGAGCCTATCATATGTAGAAACAACGCCACTATAAGATACACGCTCATCATTAATAACAATCCACTGTTCGGTCAGGTCATCAAGTGTGCTTGGTCTTGCTGGAAAGAATGGGACAGCAATATCCGTGTCATTAAATATTTTTTCTTGTAGGTATTTGTTAATCCAAAGCATTGGAGTATTAAGTGTTGTCTCTGCCATTATACTGCCCTCCCTGCATTTGCTATCCATCTATTTCCAATAGCCATGCCTCTTGCTCTACCCTGCTTTGCTCCGCTTGCCAGATTCTTTTTATATACTTCTGGATTACTAAAGTACTGAGCCAAACCACTAGATCTTAAAAACGCTTGTGTAAAGTATTTGCCAAAAAACATATCAAAGACATTCGCAAACTGACCCTGTGTATTTCCCCCAGGATTTGCTACGGTTACTGGCTTCTTTGTATAAACAGTTTCTCCACCAACTTCAAATCTTAAAACCTCAGATTGGACTGGAGCAATTGTCACAGATCTTCCACTTTCCATAATTGACGCCTTGTCATAGAATGGTGTTTTAGAGCCTTGCTGGACGCTTGTAGACTGTCTAAAGTTAGAGGTAAAGGAAAGACCTAGGTTGCTTACTGTATAGGTTATATCGAAGAGTCTGTCTGATGCATCCCCTGTTTTACCCCACTCATAAACATGGTGTAATGATTGATAGTCTACTCTAGCATTAATGTCAATAAACTGAGATGCTTGCTCTGCTATCTCTGGACCAAGGCTGTTGAGAAATTCTTTTTTACCAGTTTGCACACCATCAACAAATCCTGCAGAATAATCAATAATATTCTTAAGTTCTTTGTTAAAAGCCTTTGTATCAAATTTTAACTTTATCATAGGTCACTCGCCTGGTTCTCTGACCTTCTCAAAACAACATTGTAGTATTCAACTGTACCAAATGGACCTGTGTAAGGCTCTTGTGTCGCAACTTCAAATATTGTTGCTTTGCCTTTTCTAACACCAGATGTTTCCATATAAATCTGCTTAGAGTTTCTATCCTTAATATTGGTTACCAAAACATTTGTAATAGCATTATCGTTATCTAAACTGGAAATGCGAATGTCATTTTTAATTCTGCCCACAAGAATAACATCTTTTGTAATATTGACATTAGGCTGAACTTCTTCCTTACCCGCATTGCCTGCTGGAATAAAGTTGCCAATAATTGTTCTATCAATGATCCACTGCTTTTTGATATCTCCATACAGCCCTTGTTCTACGACAGGATAAAAGACATCAGCCTGCATCGGAAATGTAAAGTCAGGTGTTTCGCAAATCATTATAGCAATCCTGGTTTGGTAATTGTATTTGAGTACTTATCCAAAATCTTATCTACTATGAGGTTACCAGTTCCACTGAACAACGCCTTGTCAAACTGAATTCTAAACTGATCTGTGTTATATGCAGTAACATATCTCTTATAATAATCAAGTTTTCCACACTTAATATCTTCAATAAGAAGTTTGGTTGCGTACTCAACATCTGGCGGAATAGCCTTGTATCCAGTATCAACAATTAATGTGTAGTCATATCCATTTGGAAATGCTACTGCTTGATATCCATAATAACCAAGATCACCACGAGCAACTGGAATGCTTGGTGGTGCAATTTCATTTCTATTAAATGCTTCAGTAATTGTTCTCTGAATTGCTGTATTATCTAGCGTAATTTTATAATCATAAATGTTTGCTTCTGGTGTTTCTACATCGTATACGAGTACATTGTTTTCATATACCTTTAATACCTTGTATGAATCTACCCATAATGGTAAATAATCTGTACCCTGGCCTACGCACTGGATAACTTGCTTGTGGTTATAAAAGCCATCGTTAATTTGTGTATCAATAATTGATCTAGCAACGAGTTCAAGCATTTTATATTCTGCGATCTCAGATGCTGTTGTGCCCAAAGTTTCTGGATTAACATATGGGCGAATAATATCTAGGTTGCTCTCATAGAGAGTATGTTCATGCTCTGTGTCATAAAACTTAATAAAGAACTTGCGGTCATATTGCACCTGTGCAAGTGGCAACTCATAAACAATAATGCCATTTTCATCAGATACCATGTTTGTCTCAGTAAATGAGTGGTCCACCAAATCCTCAACATAGACCACATACTCATAATTTGGGTATGGCAAAGTCCATGTTGTTGTGATAGGATATGGTGGAACTCTCATTACTTCCATTGCTTACTTACCAAATTCCTTTGCAACCTCTTCAGGTGTAGCAAGACGAGTATGTGATCTTGTAAGCCACTTCTCAGATGCTTCCTTAGTTACGATGTTGTAGCCACGGTAGACCTTACCAACACCTTCCCAAGTAACATTCTTTGTAGAGTGAATTGCGACTGTCTCTGGCTTTTCAGCCTTCTTAGCAGCAGCCTTCTTTGGTGCTGACTTAGGTGCTGTAGTTACACCAATTGCTCCATTAGCAACTGACCCTACTGCTTGTTGTTCTAGTGATGAAGTACCAAAATCTGTTGTACGAATTGCTGTTGGCTCTTCTGCCTTTGGTGCTTCCTCTTCCTTTACAGGTTCTGGTGCTACCTCTTCAGCAACTGGCGCTTGCTCAACAACAGGTGTTTCTTCAACAACTGGTGCTGCTTCAACAATAGGCTCTTCAATCTTTTCTTCAACTGGATTATTTAAATTTTCCATGATTACCTCCTTGTAGTATTATATCATTATAAGTGATAAGGGGAGCAGGAGCGTTAACTCCTACTCCCCCTAAAATGTACTGTTTACAGATTATGCATCTGCTGCAGCATCAGCGAACGCAATAGCATCCTGCTCTTCCCATTGAATACCGAAGCGAACGAAGACTGTATACTCTACAGTGTCCTTCTTTGGCTTGTACTCACGGTTAACAGTGATATCACGCTGGAAGCCCCATACACGGTTCTGTGGGAATGTCAAATCGACATAACCTGAAGGGTAGTAAGGAACTTCTTGAACATCGATTCCGAGAACACGAGTTGTACGTGCTCCACCGAATGTCTGTCCTTGACCATCAAGGTATGCCTGACGGTTTGCAGGGGTACCTGCTGGTGTACCAGCGAATGCTTCAGCGATTGCGTCAGCAAGTGTACCGTTGTTCTTGATGATTCCCTGGAATGCATCTGTACCTGCGTAGAACTTAAGGTTTGACTTAAGTGCACGGTACTTACGTGGCATTGCAAGAATGATCTTCTGCATAGCATCTGTTGTCCAGTTATCGTTAGATACTGTAACAACTGCTTCGTGTGCATCTCCATCGTTCTTTACACGGTTTACGAAACCGTTCATGATTCCGAGGAATGCGCCGTCTCCTGAGTCACCTGTACCGTTAATGGCAAGGTCCTCAATGTCATTACCAAATGCGTTTGTCATAAGACGAACGATATGATCTTCTAGTGCTGCACCTTCGATGTTATCTTCTAGTGCTTCTGCAGATACTTCCCAGTCAAGACGAATCTTCTTTGTAGTCAATTCAACCTTTGAGAATGTTGCACCTGCGTTTGTATAATCGCCAACTGCTTGCGCTGCTGCACGAATAACACGCTCTCCGACGTTTACCTTTTCGAGTTCCATTGTATTGGCTCTCATAGTAACACGACGGCCATCTTGGGCGAGGATTGTAGCATCCCACACGTAGTCAATAAAACGACGTGCTTGCTCTGGGCGGAGGATTCCGCTTCCAGCCTCACCTGAAGGATTTACTGCGTTTGGACCATCTGTAACACCTAGGCTTGCAACTGGGATATTACCCAATGCACCACCATCGGTATAGTTACCTGGTACGTTTGAACCTGCTGTTGAACCTGATGCAAATGCGCCTTGACCCTGATAGAGTCCTGGTGCTGTTCCACCTAGTTCACCTGTTGTTCCAGGCTGGTTCTTGATTATTTCTGTATTTTGTTCCGACATATTGTCACCTCCTGTGATTTTCTAACTTAATAGATCGGCTGTTTTGAGGAAACTACCGCCCCATAGGGATTTTTCAACCATTACAGGTTGATCCTGTACAATCTCGCCGAGATCGCCAGACTTTCGGAAAGCGGTGTCTGCTTCTACAGCATCTACACGCTTACCAAACTCATTAAAACCAGTTGATACTGCAGCAATATCTTTTGCTACTGAATCAAATGATTCCTTTACTACATCAACATCAACCTTAGAAACCTTAAGTGCTTCCACTTCGGCTTGTAATGACTTGACTGTTGATACTAGATCGCTAAAGGCTGATGTTAGAGTGTTCTTGATTTCTGCAATTGACTCTGCAATTACTTCATCTGACTTTGGTGCCATTGGCTTCTTGTCTTCCGCTTCTTCATCTGCTGGTGTTTCGCCAGCATCTTCTGCAGGAGTTTCTTCATCAGCGTGTGGCTTTGCAGCCTTCTCTGTTGTTTCTTCTTCTGTTACGGTATCTGCCTTAGCATCTGCCTCTGGAGCGACCTCTGATTCTACAACTGCAGCATCAGATTTCTCAACGATCTCTTCTACTACTTCATTTGTTGCTTCTGTCATAGGATTTACCTCCTTGGTAATCTTAGAAGTATTAATGCCTTTAGCACTATCAACTAAGAACTTTATCATATTTACTTTTTCATTATCCGTTTTTTCAACGAACCCTATATTCTTCATTGGTTCACCAGAAACTGGGCTAACCTCTGACTCATTCTCTGAAACAGTAACAATTCCAGATTCCTTGTCCCAAAAAACATTTTCAATTACAGTTTCATCACCCTTGATCATATCAATACCATCAACCTTTTCTACTGAAACAATATTTGCAAATTGATTTGCTGGTGAATCTACAAGACTCAACTCTACCAAATCATATTCTTTAATAATTCTAATTTGTGAATCTGACTTCTCATCATAAGCGTCATCCCACTTATTCATTCTACCGCCGATAGAAAAACCAGTGTAGGTTCCATCAAGAACCTTTTCCCATGCATCCTGTGCGCCTTTTGAAATATAGGCGGAGACATAAACGCCCTTATAAAACTTCTTTGTCTCTGGATCAAAATACTTATCTTCTTTAAAGTTTACCATTTTGCCTACTGCTGATGGCTGGTGCATTTCACGAATGTTACCACGGAACTTTGCAAATGCTGCCATAGATGCTTCTGCTGTAACGATGTCCATCTGCTTATCTAGATTATCTAGAGATGCAAAACCTGAGACTGTGCGTCTTTCTTTGTCGACTTTACTGAATGGCATAGAAAGGCGAAGATTGTCACCTTCTGAATTCCAATGGGCTTTAGAGATGGTCATGGTTATTCTATTATATACCCTTTTTTATTAATTGTTACTATTCGGACATTTCAGACAGGTCATCAAACTTACGGCCTTCACCCTTTGGGTTACGACCAGCAACGGTTGCAGATCCATCTGATTGGTTGTTAACTCTTTCTGCATCTCTTTCACGATCTGCAGGATTATTTGTTGCTTCAGGTTTTGTCTGAAGTGGCTCATCTCCACCCTCACGCTGTGGCATTCCAAGAATAACTCTTGCTTCATTTGGAAGCATGATCTGGTTCTTAACATAGCGCTCAAGGATTTGTGACTGAGCAATTTCATCTGTAAGGGTTAGTTCGTTAAACTTAAAATCTAAGATATCTGTTTTTTCACGAATGATCTTGTTTACCATCTTATTTAACTTATCTTGTGCTGGACGAGCAACTTGCTCTTTAAATGTACGGTCTTGAGCAAGTGCTGCAGCGATTGCTGCTGAGTCTGCTCCACCAAGTTTAGATAGTGGCACTTGGTGTGCAACAAGGATGTCATCACGATTTTGCTTGCGGTATTCTTTAAATGAACCTTCCTGAATTCCATTTTCAATTGGCTCCATCTTAAAGTCAACCTTATTTGTATCTGAATCTCCTGGAAGTGGAATATAAAGAGTTCTGTGGTTTTGCCCCTTAAGTCCAGTCTGCAAGAATCGGAACATCTTGTCTTCTGCTTCAGGAGATAACTTTGCACCCTTCAATGTTACAACATATCTTGGTACAGCCTTATTGCTAAAGTAATCAATGTTGTACTGTGCTGCAAGTGAGTCTCCATAGAGAGAGTTGATTGCTGACAAAATATCTGGAACACCATAGAATGTGTTCAGTGGCGAATATGACTTAAAGTGAATAATCTCATTTGGTCTTGGATCTGTTCCAAGTGGGTTTGGATTTGTAGCACCAAAGTTACGGAAGTAAACAACCTTGTTTCCAATAACTTGAACAAAGCCATCACGAAGTCTACGAACACGAATTGTAGTTGCAGGAATATGTCCTACATATCCAATCTCACCCTTAATCGTTCTACCAATTTCAAGGTATCCATTTCCAGTTGCCTGAAGATCTGTAAAAACTTTTTCCATAGATGCAGTAAACGAGTCTTCATCATTTAAAGACTCTAACCAATCACGGACCTCAATCTTTGCTCTCTCAATTCTCTTACGAGCACGAGCAACCGCTTCTTTATCTGTAGATGATTCTAACTTCAACATTGTTCTAGATGATATTTCAAAATCATAACCAAGTCCAACAATATTTTCTACCTTAGCATCAATAGCAGCATGGTTTGCAAATGATGTATCGTAGTAGTTTGCTAATTCATATAAATTCCATGGTGGTGTGATTACATCAAATAGTCCGTAGCCATTGCGGTAGATGAGTCCTGGATTAATTTCTTTTGACTTTGCCCCGCCAATACCTGTGCTTTCTGCTCTTGCAGAATCAATGTACCCTTGTGGTGCGTCAACCTTTGACATTCTTGTAGCACGACGCTTGAAGTTATTGTCCATACCATCTAATGACTTTAGATCGTCCCAAGACTTATTGAATGGATCTTGTTTAATAAAAGTATCATCTTCTTTTGGAAGATCATCAATTCTTGCAGGTATTCTTAACTCATCTGACATTAGTCTTCACTTCCATACTTATTGTATGTATCTTGAGCAGCCTTCCAAGCACCAAGGTCGTTCATAGATGGAATAAGGCCTTCTGCAAGTCTTTGCTTTTGCTCAGAGTATTCTTCTTCTGTAATTCTTGTAAGTCCTGGAACAAATACACATGTTCCATCTCCTGGATCCCCGTAATATTTTGCTGCATCTTTCAACTTAGAGATAGCAGAAATATCACCCTTCATGGATTCAATGTTTAGAACAGATCCAGTACCGTCAGTGAACCACTTACCATCGGCCTTCTTGTAAACATATAGGCCCCAGTCATAATGCTTTTCAATAACCTTAACACGGGATTCTCCAACTTGACCCTTCATTTTGGGCAAGTTCTTACGCTTTTTATTTGGATTTTCTAAGTTCATAACCATAAGTATACCATATTAAACAGCATTGGCAGTGGTTTGTTGCCATGAGGCTGCCTGATAGAAGTTATACTCATAGTTTCCAAGACTAAAAACATCATCGCTACCAACAATAATCTTATTTGTGCCAGTATAACTCTTATAAATAATCTCAGGATCTACTCCATAGTAACTTTTTGTCGAAATAACCATGACATCTCCCCACTGATAGGCTGGAATGTTCCAGAATTGCCAATCTAGTTCGGATGCCCCAGCATACAAAACCTTAAACCAGGGCCTTGTTGTAACATTCTGTACCTCTTGAAGGGTTGTTGTTTGATAGTAAGAAATAGTGTTAAAGGTTACTGGACCAGTGATCTTAATCAGTCCTGAGACATTTCTAAAGTCTAAAACATTAGAGAACGAGACTCCTAGGAATCCCCACTCTTTAATTGTTAGGATTGGCTCTCTTACTAGTTTACCGTTCCAATAAAAACTAATACCGTTTTCAAGTTGACCAGTTTTTGCATTAATTCCATAAATTCTTGCTCGATTTCCATCAGCACTATTTGCAACCATAAAAAACTTTATGTGTTGATTTTTTGCTTCAATCTCAAAAATTTGTGTTGGAGCATATGGAAAAAAGTCTTGGTCAAATCTTATTGCTGCCTGCATAGCCATAACCTTATACTGCTCTGCTAGAGTCTGGTTTACTGGTATAGCGAGTCCTCTATCAATAGCAGGGTCATACTGCCCCTTTAAAGTTATACCGCTATATCTAGTTAAATAAAGGTATGGGCTACTCTTTTTATAAATAACAAAAGGATTCTTGTTCTTGTAATTATAATAGTACCCAGTTTTTCTGTATGGGTATATTGGTGTTCCAAACTTTGTTCCAACTGGATTTGGTATCGATTCGTTAAATGCCTCTGCAGCATACTCTAATGTTTTTAATTTTATGTTATGTGTTAGGATTCCGTCTATCGCAAAATCAATTCTAGTTACAAGGGATAGTTCTGATATGTCCTCTGTTGGAGGATAAATAAGCATGCTATCTACAACCTCGTACTTTGTTGTAAGCCACTGTGAATCTGGATCGACAATACCTTCTCTTGGAGCACCTAGCACATTTGTAAAATATGAATCTGTAGTGTTTAGTCCTGAAGCAGTATATTCAAATGTTACATACGACCTAACATATGAGCCAGAGGTATCATATGTGTATGTCTTTGCCGATTTATTTTTTAAGTCTTCGTAGTCATTATATCCAGTAAAAAGCCTATTGTCCAAAGCCGAATAGGTTCTTTTAACTGGGTTGGAGTATGTCTCAGTTAATGAAGGTATTACTTGACCATCATCTAATACCGTTGGATTTCCATATTTCCAAGGAATTGGTGTTGATGGAACCTCTATAAAACTAGATGGGGCTGGGTAGTCTATATTAAATTGAATAAAATCTAAGTCGTAATACTCGTCCCCATTAACATCTTTTACCAACTCTGCAAAATATGTAAGAGGAATATAATCTTTCCAAGAAGACTTTACAGCAATATCAAAATAATACTTATCAAAATAGTTTTTAACTATTAGTGTATAACTAGCAACATGGTCTGTTAGTCTATAAGAGGAGTAATCTGTAGGAGATCCGCCATCTACATAGAATCTCCAAAAGTTAGCATCATTGCCAGTATATTGCCCTCCGTCATAATCTATTTGCGATGTGTAAAGATCAAACACATCTTCGTACTCTAATACGCATCCCTTGACATTAAATAGATCTTTAATCTCATAAAGGTTTGCAGCATTTGAGAATCCGACATTATAGATGTTTCCAGAAAAACTTGATGTAAAGTTCTTTGTGCCTCCGACATACATTTTGAGACCAGTTCTATTGCCAAAAAATGAAAGTAGGTTTCCTCCAAAATATGAAGAAAATTTATCAATATCTATTCCTACTGGAAAAATTTCTCCTAGATCATACTCAAGTCCAGAATATACAACAGATGTAGTTCCATTATAAGAAAGTTTGTAATCTATGTTTGTACCATTAATAACAATAGAAAAATAGTTGTTAGTGTTTTCAGACTCAATATGTAGAACGACTTCTTCTGCAGATGGCACTTCCTTTACCTTGATCAGTGCGTAGAATGCTTTTACCTCTTCCTGCAAAAAGTTAAAATTATCAAAAAGCAAATAGCCCTTCTTACTCCACTGAGAGTTTGGTTTAAATGTAAAAAATGTCTGCGACTCAGATTGGACCGTATCTGTAAAAACAAGATCTGAAAGTTCTGATGAGACTCCAGACTCTAAAACTAAAGTTGGAACCTGGTAATCTGGAGCAGACAATATATTATTTTTAATAATTAAGTTGTTTTTAATTCCCTGATTCCATCTTCCCAGATCTGGGTACACATAGTTGTTAGTATAATCTGCATACTGATAATCAATGAATACAGAGGATCCACTATATGCAGTATTAATATTTTCTGGAAACTCAACTCCCTGCCCATATACAAATCTGCGCTTTGCAAGAATTGCCGAAACCTGATATGAATATATTGCTACGGCATCTAGTTCAACTGACGGAACATCTGAATAAGACCAAAATCCAAGCCAGTCAGAAGTATTGTCAGCAAAGTTAAGGTCGGAACTATTAAATGATAGGGATATTGCTTGGTCCCCATTCAGGATGAGGTTAGCCCCCGTAGAACCATAAACAATATCTAGAAGCATTGGTTTGCCCCATTCACCAACATAGTGAGTTCCTACATGATCATTTATCTTTAAAACTATAAATGGTCCATCCACCCACAGTCCATCTGATCCATTTATAGGTCCAAAAATTTTCTTTGGAGTAGTAGAATCATTTGAGATTCTTGTCCACATTTCAAATGTATAATTGTTATACTTTCCATTTTCATGTAAGAATCCCTCCCCTGGCAAAACCAAAGAAGGAAGTCCGTTGTTAGGAAAAAGTTTGGTTATTCCTGTTGCACCATACACCATTGGAATTCCAGTATTTTTTGCAACAAAAGATTTATTAGATGTTAGATAGTATCCAGGGTTTTCTGCTAGTCCGTATGCCACAACCTCAACGCCATAATGGGGACCTCCACTTAAAATACCCTCTGGAATTTCTGATTCAATTACACCCAAAGATGTAGAGTTAAATTCTTCCGACCATTGGCCCAGAGTAATACCATTTACTAAAAATGTATATGTGTCCTCTATTGTAATTGAAGAAAAGTAGTTTATTTTTGCCACAATTCTCAAAGTTGTATTGTCATTTGGAATCTCAAATGTCTCAGACAAGAAGATCCAATTATCGTTAATAGGAGCATTAAAAGACTTTAGATATTGGACTACAGTTCCAGTTGTAACATCATAATATTCGTACCCTAATTCAAACCCTGAAATTGCTGCAGAGGCAGAATAAAAGTACCCACCAATAGAAAATGTTTTTAACGCTTGGTTTAGATCTGAAAAGTTTACTATGTCATCACTAATGCAAACAATTTGACCAAAACCAGTGCTAGACACTGTTACATCTATTTGATTAGTGATACTTTCTGGAAATGGACTTGTGGCATTATAAGATTGACTAGAAGTTCCACCTGTAATTTGCCAATTTGAAAAGATCCTTTGTTGCTCTGTTATAACAGAAATATAGTCTGCTTTATCATCCAAAGCCCACAACGCTAGAGGGTGTTCTGAAAACACCTTCTCAGCGTATAGGTTTGATGCAGTAGACATTATAAGTCTATTTTACCATACAACTACTTTTTAGTTTCTACCTTAATTTCGCAATAATCGGTTGTGCAATAGGCTTCACCCTGTGCCTCAAGATTATCGTTTCCATCATAAATAGCAGAGAAGTCAATATGCTTTAAAACTCCTACATAAGACTCATACTCTTCTTCTGTAATTTGTGTGTATGGCTGTTGTGGATAAACTGTGTTTCCCATTGGAAGGAATGAGACTGCCTTGAGTTGCCCCTCATACATATGAAGTGCTGGTGCAACATGCTTTGCTTCTGTTTCCTTATCAAAAGATAGTGTAACAGAAACACCATTGTCTGACCAATACTTCTGAGCAGTTGCTGCGAGAGCAATCTTTTCAAATAGCGTTACATCCTTTTCTGATCTTGGGTGACCAGACTTTACTGGGAAATAAACTACCTGTGTATTTGCTGATACAAGGTCTTTTTCAATCTTGTATCCCGCTGCCTTAAATAAATGAAGCATTGGATCTGTTTCACCAAAACGAATTGCACGAAGGAAGAAGTTTCCTCCAGGTCCCCAGTGAACTCCAGGAGTTGCACCAGAAAGAATTGATACAGAACCAGATGGCTTAACAGTTGTTACACGAATCGATTCACGAACACAAAGCCATTCTGAATATTGACGGTCATACTTACGGATTGTGTTATATCCCTCGTCCATCCACTCACGGACGATAGGAAGACCCTTTTGATCAGCAAATGATGCGATGCCTGTAAGAGATGTTCCAATGCGACGGTTTCTTTGCATGATACCGTTTGTTTGCTGCCAGTGTGTTGGAAGCAATGTAACTGTCTTGCCATAAAGGTAAGCAAACTTCAATGTCTTGAGGAAGTCCTCCTTGGATTCATGTCGATTTAAATGAACCTCTACAAGAGTACAAAGTTCATACGACTCCAATGGCTGCTCCGCACAAGGATTGAAGCCCATAACACGATAGTCCTTTCCATCTGCAGGATCTGCTAGACGACCATAGTTACGAGCAACATCAAGCCAGATAAATCCTGGCTCTCCGTTATTAACAATCAGATCGGTGTACTTTTCATAGTCCATTCCGACTGTTGCAGAAATTGAGTTATTTGACATCCAGGCCCATCCTGGGTTTTCTGGATCAAATGAGTTTCTGTCTGGAAACACTTCAGCATTCTTTAAATTAATAAAGTCTTCGTCTCCTGCTGCACCTAAAGCAAGTGTTGCAGAACGACGAACATTTCCAGAAACAACACAGGTACCAATGAGATTAATGATATCTGTAATAGCACGAGAATCAAGAGTTTCTCCTGCTCTACTGCCGATTACCTTATCGATCTGTGTATGTAGTTGGATAAGTGGTGCTGGACCGCTGGCGACCCCTCCAAAGCCTTTAATTGGGGCTCCTAGAGGACGGATGAGGTCATAGTTAAACTGCTGGATTGGCTGATTTGAACGAAGATAAGAGTTTAGCAAAAGGCGAACCGATTCTACCCATCCTTCACGAGTGTCTGGAATATCATAAATCGCTGCTGGTTCTGTTGGAGCATAGATCTGAAAACCCTTATCCTGTCCTACAGTGTCAAATCCAACGCCAATACCAAGCATTAATGCATCCATAACCCATGCAAACAATGCTCCTGGATCATTCTTATCAAGATCCTTTGTTGATACCATTGCACAGTTTTGAAGGGCAGCAGAGTTACGCTTCTCCATTGTCATGGCTGTTCCAAATGTCCACATACCTCTTCCTGGTGGTGTCCACTTAAGTTCAAACATTCTCTGGAAGGCTTCCTGTGCTGATTTCTGAGCCTTATAGTCATTCCATGGAAGACGATTTTCCTTAGCATGATTCTTTTGTACTGAGTACATGCCCTCGATTACACGACGGCAAACCTCATGCCATCTTTCCTTAGTTCCATCCTCCTTCACACGAGAATATGTACGAATAAAGGTAATTTCTCCAAGTGAGTTTTCTGCTGCATCCTTAAATCCAAAAGGATTTGGTGCTGTTGCAAAATTATTTACAAACTCATCTGTTAATCTAAAACTAAAAAAATCTGACATGTGTTTCGTCCTTTCAAAAACGGAATAGAGTTAATTATAGCAGAGTTTTCTAAAAAGCAAAACTCTCCCTAAAGTTATTGTTGATAGTTATTCAAAATACTATTTACCACTTAGAATATGGTTTAATTCTATATGGTTAATGTTAACATGACTTGGCAAACTTGCAACCCAACGAATTGATTCTGCTAAGTCTTCTGCATTTAATGCAGCATTTCTTTTTTGTTCTTGTGTGTCTATTGTTCCAGGACATATCTCTGTTACCTTGATACCATAATCTGGAAACTCTAACCTCATAGTGTCAACTAGAGCCATCTGTCCTCTTTTGGCATTAGTGTAGTTTCCTCCACCACGATATGCAAACTTTCCACCCAAAGAACTAATAAATATAATTGTTGGAGATTCTGACTTCTGCATTGCTGAAACAAATAGTTGTGATAGATACATTGGACCAGAGACATTAATCTCGTAGGCCCGCTTAAAATTATCCATTGTTTCACTAATAATGTTTGTTGGTGCTGATCCACCGCCCGCATTATTTACTAAAAGATCCAAAGTTATGCCCCGATACTTTTCATAAAATTTCTCTATCTCTTTTTCATTTGCAATGTCCATTTGATAAACTTCAACATTATCAGAAACTAGTTCAGAAACCTTAGACAGATTGCGTGAGACTGCTATAACCCGATATCCACTTTCAGATAAAAGTTTTACAGTTGCTAAACCAACGCCTTTGCTGGCGCCAGTTACGATTGCTGTTTTCACTACATGCTGCCAGAGGAACGATAGAAATCCATATTATTATGAATCCAGTGTCCTGGAACCATATACTTAAACTTGCTCTTTACAAGGTGAGCAGTGTGATGATATGGTGCTGACGATGGGAAAATAATAATGCTGCCTGCTTTTGGCTTGATTGAAAAATCCATTAACTTAGCATTATCTGGGTGATCATAGTCTGGATGCGGTGTTTGCTTATTTAGAATACCAGCATAGTCAGACATAGTGAAAGAAATCTCTCCACCATCAAAATCATCATTTAGGTACATAACTAAAGAATATCTCAGAGTTTGGTCTCCATCTAGTTGATCAAAGTGAGCACCCATAGATGTTCCTTTTTTATACTTTTTAATATTAAAGGTTGGGAAAAGTCTTGGCTCATCATTATCACCAAGTGCAGTTGCATAATCCTTAGAAACATCATAAAATGAATCCATGATTGTCTTATAAACAAATGCCATCTTTGACTTATACGGCTCATCCAACTTATTAATTTGATTTATGTCAAATGTCTTTGTTGATCCATAAATAAAATCTTTGTCATTTGAAGCCGTCCAGTCATGCCAAGAGGATGTTCCAGTATCTGCATCAAGGCTATCAAGTTCATCGATAGTCTTCATCAACTGCTCAAAGTCTTTTACTCCATCTTCGTAGTAATAAACCTTTTCTTCTAGAATTTGTCTATTCATTTTATCCCCCTAGTATTTATTATTCTTGTAAAAATCTTTAACCTTGATAAAGCCAACAACCACATATCTGATTGGGCCTTCACCAACATGCCTTACACCATGCTCATATTCTTCATTTCCTGGAAATATAAGCAATGAACCTGGCTTTGGTCTTAAATCAGAGTTCTCTATATTTTTAAAGAACAGTGTTCCATCTACATAGTCATCATTAAGATAGACTATTGCAGCATATCTAATTGATGGATCGGTGTGTTGATCAGTATGAGACTTCAATTGAACTCCAGACTGCATTCTTTGAAGAGTTGCAAATCCAGCAAGTTCTAGTGTATTGTCTGCCAAAGCAAGAATATCCCCAAGTCTCTTTTGAAGTGTTCTGCTAACATCTCGCTTACCAATGTCTAGGTTTTTATCATCCCAACCTTTGGTAATCTCATACTTACCCTCAGCAACAAGATTGTCAACATCATCCCTACCAAACTTTTCCATGCAAAATTCAGCAAGGCTTCTCTTGTACTCGATAGACCAATCTTCTTCTTTTGTTGTTGCAATAATATCTAGCAATAAATCAAGTTCTGTTTTTGACAAAAAGTCTTCTACGACTACAACATGGTCATGTAGTACATCAAGTTTGAAACCGCTGGCCTCTAATTCTTTTTTCAAAAAAACTTCCATTTATAGATCCTCTACCCTATACTTATTGCCTTTATCGTCCAACTTATAACCTTCTTTAAGCAGTCCTTGCCACTCTGCTCTTTCAATTTCTTGTTGTGCTCTAGTTTGCTTCATCTCTTCAGCCCAAGCATCTCTTAGTTCCTGTGGATAGGCAGACTCTTCTCTATCATCCCAGAAAGAACCAATCGTGTATCGAATACCCTTTGTTATTAGTGTAACTTCATGCATATTGTTAAATCCACCGTCGAATACTGCAAGCATTCCCACCTGTGGCTTGATTTCAATATCATTATCTGGGAATCTTAAAAGGCCACCCTCAAAGTCATCATTAAGATACAAAAATCCTGCATACCTACTTCTAGTAAATGCACCAGAGTTACCCTTGTCATCTGTATTGTCTGAATGCTTTCTTGCATATGCTCCTGGCTCCCACTTTTGTGTATGATAGCCAATCTTGCAAATTGTTTTTGGATCAAGATCGTGAACTGAAGCAACTGCCTCTGGCATTATATTTTCGATATCGGAGAAGATTGTTGCTGGCAATCCTTCAGCGATTACCTCTGCATCATCATCTTGTGGCAATACAGAAGAGTATGATTCATAAAATGAAATTGGCATCCATGAGATACCACCTAATTCTGCATGCTTATCTAAAACCTTAATAATCTTAGCAGATGTTTCTGCATCTAAAAAGTTTTCATAAACAACAATATCTTTTGTTATTCTCTTCTTATTGCTTAGATTCATGGCTGTCTCTCTCCTGTATGCTTTGTAATCTCCCAAAAAAATGGGCAAGTATATCTAATTCCACTCTTTATCTCAGTGACCCCATGGATATAATTTTTATCTCCTGGGAAGAAATACGCTGCACCCTTTTTAGGCTTGAACTTGACATCCTGCAATGGAAAGTATAACTCTCCACCCTCGTAGTCATCATTTAAATAGAATAAACTTGATAAGTCATAATGTGGGAAATCATTAGGCATTCCAGCATCTGGACCCTCATGTAACTCTTTGTCTGCGTGTGGTCTTTGGAATTGACCAGGAAGCCATCTTACAATAGTTGTTCCAGTTGGAACCACTTCTACTTTATAGAACTCTTCGACAATTGGCTTTAATCTTTGAAATAAACCAGCAATCACGGGCGCAACTGCAGGATCGTTCTTGTCTAGTGTTGGACTTGTTGCAACTCTGTCTTTCCAATAATCTGAGTCGTAGACAACTGTTCCATTTTCATTAACATGGCTTTGAGTAACATCCCAAATTGTAATAGACTTTGCAGCCTTTTCCAAGAACTCAATTTCTTCAGGAGTCATGAAATTTTCTAACTCTACGATCATATCTTTGCTGTCACCAAACCAGCCAGAAGGCGTAAGGGATGGCGTTCTCTGAACTACTGAATATTGATCTTTATTTTGCTCCATGCTCATATTATATCACCGTTCATATTATTTTTTACTCCTAGTTTTAGGGTTTTTACTTCGTGGGTACCTAAAGACTCACCCTTTTCATTAACAGCATTTCTGTACCAGTCTGTCCATTCACCAGAAGAGTTTACAACTTGTGATGCTTGACCATAAGACATGTTTGCCTCTTGTCTTTTTCTATCTGGATCCATGTATCTATTAATCTCGATAACTGTATTGTTAAGATTTGTTAGAGATATTGGAATAATTGTTGCAAGCGGTGTTCCTGCTTTAATGGTAACAACACGATTTGCAGCCTTTGCTTTTAGTGCTAACGGAAGTGGATTATCGTAAAAAGATGTTGTCATTAGAGAGGACATCGTTTCAAACTCATTACTAAAATAGTTAACTGGGTTAATAGTCCAGATACTAACATCTTGATCAGTTCTGAAATAAAGACCTGTATTAAGACTTATAGATGATTGACCTCTGCCAGAATAAGATCCCGCTGGGCTGAATATCTTTACAGTATCTGGAGACTGGTCATTAACTCCATTCCACTCAAAAGATACATCCTCTGTACAGGAAAGATTCCATCCTATCACATTAGACTGAGTAACTGGAAAACAACGATAGGCATGGTTTTCTGATGTTAGATCCATCCAGTCTCTTTTTATAGACATTGGCTCAATATTGAATAGTGAGTCAGGTGTCTTTTCCACTTTTATATTGAACATTACTGCTCCTGATACATCTCTGGAGTATGGTACTTCTTATTGTAATCTAGCATTGTCACAATTGAATACTTTACCCCAGAATGTACTGGCATTGCTTGGTGTGGATACATGTAGTTTGAAGGAAATACAAAAAGATCCCCTGCCTCTGGCTTAATCTTTAGCCCCTGAAGTCTAAAGAATAACTCTCCGCCTTCATAGTTATCATTTGGATATCCTACCAAAGAAACTGTACAGTTATAAGAAAAGCCATGGTCGTGATGCTCCATAAAGTGCTGACCTGGACCATACTTAATAAAGTTAAATGCTTCCCAATACTGAAGATTATTAATGTTGTACATCTTAGAATAATCTTGTACAACAGGCAACTTTACATCGTATAGGTCTTGCCAAAGTGCCTGCAAGTCTAGCGATGTTTGGCTTTTATCTAACTCTATATCGGTCTTCTTAAACTTAAAATCTACACAGTCACGGTAGTCTGGCATAAGTTGCTTATAACCGACATAGGCTGGATGCCAATGGTACTGCTTTCCTTCGTCAGACAGTTCTCCGTATCCAGCAACTGACCCTAAACTTGACTCAAGTCTGTTGATTACATCAATATCTTTTTTGATCACATTCTTGTAGCAAAATATACCATTGCCGTGATCAATTTTTTCTGTCCATGTTTGCATTACATGCTCCTAACTTGTTGGTGACCTAGTTCATTAATATCTGTCATAACTACTACGCAATACTTTGTTCCAGACTCCATTGGAAGAGAAGCATGCTCATAAATATAGTTAGATGGGAATACAGCAATATCTCCTGCCTTTGGCTTATAGACCAGATTATCTAGTCGTGGGAATTTTAAGTCTCCACCTTCATAGTCGTCATTAATATAGATTACTGCAGATACTGTACAGTTGTATGCTGGACCATGATCAGCATGGATATTAAAGTGTGTTCCCTGGCCCTCATATTTTACAAAGTTGAAGGCTTCATAATAAACAACATTTATTCCCCAGTACTGGGCATAGTCATCTATGCAGTATTTTAACTTTTGATAAATTTCCTCATGTAGATCTAATAGTTCTGCATTATTTTCATTTCTTGGACCAAGATTTTCTTGCTTGTATTTAAAATCTACAGCATCTCTAGCCTTCTTGATTGGAGCATCTGAGTTTGTTACTTTTGCCTCTGACCACTTATATTGCTTGTCCCCAGACAAATTAGACTCAAGCGTATTGATATATCTATCTGCATCTTCTACTGAGAAGGTCTTATGATACACATGTAGCCCAAGTCCAAGATTTTCAGCAACAATATTATCTTTTAATTGTCTTGGCTCAACTCTATTAGATGCTGTCTCTGATCTATCTTTTGTAAACCAGGGATTTGCATTTTCGTCATATACTGTCATTATTCGTATCTCCTTCTGCTCCATACCTTGTTTTTATAAACCCCTCCATCTGGGACTCTATAAAACTCAGAATTCTCTTTATTGCGTGTATACATATTCATTGGATTCTCTATTGATAAATCAGATGACCAATCTTCTCTTTTGAAGGGAAGAACCTGTGCAAAAGGAGTTCCAGCCTTAAGCACACCTGACCAGCCTTTAACAATAAAGAATGGTAAAGATCCTGGAAAATGAACCCTGTCTGTGTCAATTATACCAGAGGTGTTTAAAAATGGTAATTCAAACCTATTAAATGGCTGAGTAATCAAACTGCTATAGCCTTCTGGAGTTTTAATACCCCAATCATAAAACCAAGCAAAGTGATTTTCATGATATCCCATTGGATGCTTAAACTGTGGCATTGGTGGTCTTGGTGTAACAAAATCTTTATACTGTCTATCTTCAATATTTACAATCAAAGTATTTTCATCTTTTTGTATAAACTCAACATCGCATGGTAGATTAAGGGAGTATCCTGTGCCCATAATATCAAACACTGATGGGCAGGCCTTCCAAGTCGGGATCTTTCCATAGTCATCTGTCGTACCCTCTTTTGGATACGGACATATTTCTTTAGGTGCTTTGTAAAACTCTCCATTAGGCATTTTAGCAAATCGATCTGCCTCTCTGTACCAATCTGGAATTGATTTAATCATTGGTGTTGGTGCCGACTTGCTGTCTTTTTTAAGCCAAGGCCTATTAGACATAAAAGAAATTATATTGTTCACAGGTTTTCTCCCTTTAGTAAAGTATAGCATGATCTATGCATTTTGTCAATTTTAACTATCTATTACGGGCTTATGGTTGTCGTCTACCACTAAACGATTAACCTTTTTATCAAAAGCAATCTTGCTAGACTTAGATATATTATTAGACCAAAATGTAACATGTGTATATCTAGTTCCACCAGTTACTTCTTTAATGCCATGCATATTATCAATAGTACCGCTGAAGATTAGCATTGTTCCCTTTTTTGGCTTTATTTGAAATGAGTTGTGCTGTGGAAAATAAAGTTCTCCACCCTGATAATCATCATTAAGGTAAATAATAGAGGTAAAGGCCTTGTTAGTAAATAATTTTTTGTACTTCTCAATATTTCTTTCCTCAAAAAAATATTTGCACTCTTCTGGTACTGAATCAAGGTCTATCGTTGATAAGTCAAAATCTGGATCAATGTGGTCTACATGTGGCTCCTGAAAGTTTCCCTCTTTCCATCTAACAATTTCCCATAGTTCGCTGTGCAAATCAAAATCTGGCTTTAAAAAATCAACAACCTCGTCATGCATCCGATACTGTAGTGGAAGAACTATATCAAACAACTCTTTTCTTTTTCCCATGCCTTGTGCATACAATTCATTAATATCAACCCTTCTGTTATCCCATTGCTTCAATGCTGACATGTGATCATGCTCGTCACTAAAATTATGCTTTTTAACAGAATTATTAAATTGTGACCAAATGTCATTGGATTCTGCATATTTTATTAAAAAGTCACAGACTTCAGTTGATATGAAGTTTTCACATATCCTCACCTTTGGAGATTTAATATCAGTGCTCAACTCTTACTCCTAATAAATGTAGTTAGCGTATATCTTTGACCATCTTCTACCTTTGATACTTTGTGAAGCATGTCTCCAGGATGGCAGACAAGCATTCCTGTTTTTGGGGTAATAGACATATCGCTATAGTCTAAAGTACCACCAGAAAAATCATCATTTAGATATATTATAACTCCATAAACAATGTCTCTTGTTACCTTGTGGTCAGACCTATCTGTATGCTCTTCCCAAAAAGACTCTGAGTCTGTTTTATGAACCATTCTTATTAACTGTATGTGGTAGTGATCGTCAAACATTTCACTTAGGCCTTTATGTATTTTTTTTATAATATCGTGTCTTGTTGTCTTTTGAATAAATACCTTTGAGTTTCCGCCTTTATCAACCCAGTCATTTTCATTGCATGCAGAAATAAGACTATGACAATCTTCTTGAGATAAAAAATCTTCAATGACGAATCTATCCAACATATCGCTGAAAATACTTTCCTATAAACCAGTTTTTATATCTTAGATCTCTGTATTCGGTCCAGTATGCTGCTATAGCATAGTCTCCATCGACTAGATCTGGAACTACAACATTTCCAGAGTTATTAATTAAAATATATGTCTTACACTCATTTTTGAGTGGTGTTATGGTTTGACATATTTGATCCTCTACAATAATATCTGTACTAAAGGTATTTCTATCTATCTTAATAAGTTGTATCATGTATGGAAACACTTTGTTTGTATTATTAAATCGATCAATAACCTGGCTCTGCAAAATAACACCTGTTTCTTCGACTACTCTGCCAACAAACTTTTGTATTCTATAGATCTGATCTGCGCTAATAGCATCGGTGGACCAGTTCGGAACATCATTAAATTTATTTAATGGAAGAACCTTATCAATCTTTTCTTTTATATCAATGAGGTCTTCGCCATTGGCAAAGGTTCTAACTGTCTCTATCATTTTAGCCAACTTGCAATAGAAAATCTATTTCCTGATGTTACTGGTTTGACACTATGTGAATATACATAGGATGATGGAAAAACAACCATATCTCCCGCCTTTGGCTTTAGTTCTATGCCAAATTGTGGGAAGCATAGTTCTCCACCCTCATAGTTATCATTTAAATAATATACAGTAGAAACTCTTCTAAAGTTTCCCCCACCATCGTCCATGTGTGTATCAAATTTACCACCGACCTCATACTTTAATATTTTATATGGGTTATGAGATTTTAAGGATATTCCATGTATAGACATATAGTCTTGTTCTACTGGGTCAAAGGTTTGTCTAAAAATATCTGTAAACTGATTGTTATCTTTATTAATATATGGTACATCAATTGATAGCGTGATCCTGGAACTATAGTCTGCTCTGAATTCATCATTGACAATAACGCTTTCCTTTGTAGCCCCTTCAAAATCCAAACCTAAGATAGTTTCCTTACATGGTAATTCTACTCCACTGTACAGTCTTATCCCTAAAGCCAACTCTTTACTTTCCATAATAAAACCTCTGTGTGTGAAATTTTTCATTATAATCTAACATAGTAACAATAGAGTATTTTACTCCACTAATTACTGGCATTGCTTTATGCATAAACATATAGTTTGATGGAAAAATAACTAGATCTCCTGCTTCTGGCTTGATCGTAATTCCATGTGCTGGGAAAGAAATTTCTCCACCTTCGTAGTCATCGTTCAAATATCCAACTAATGAAACTACAGCCTTGTAGGATGCACCGTCGTCTGCATGGGACTCAAAGTGATTGCCTGGATAATACTTAATAAAGTTTATTGATTCCCAGTATTCTAATGGCTCCATTGGATAGAGTGTGCAATAGTCTTGCAAAGCAGAATTCATTTGATCGTGTAGGTACTGCCAAGACTGTCTAATTGTTTCAGATTTTTCATCCGTTCCTACAATTGTAGATTTTTTAAATTTAAAATCTAGGCAGTCTCTATATTCAGGAACCCTTTGTCTATTACCAACCATGGCCTGGCTCCACTTATAGTTACTTCCGTCAGATAATACACCCTCAAGATCTTCTATAACTTTAATACCCGCAGGAAAAATATTCTTATAAAGTACCATTCCTGGCATAAGTATTTCTCTGCTTATAGATGAGGCAGGGAGTATACCGTCGTGGTTTTCGACTGACATATACTCCCTACTCTCTACTAGATTACTTGTTGTGTACTAGTATACCACTTACAAAGAACCAGTCATAAGGCTCGCATGATAGTTGATATACATTTACTACTTCATCTGTGAAGTGCTCAATACTTGTTACAGGAACTTCAACCTTTTGACCAGTTGAGTCTAGAACTATGAGACTTTCGCCAACTTCTACGTAGTATGCCTCTTTAATCTTGTACTGATTGTTGACTGTCTTCACAAATATTGGCTGTGTGAAAGTGATTCTGATATCAGAGTTTCCATTGAAGCAAATGATATCTGACTCTTCAACAACTTCCATTGCTGTGATTGTTGTCTCAACTAGTTCACCAGTTGTTAGTTGGTTTGCAGACCAGGCATACTTTTGCCAATCTGGTTCTGAAGGATCCAACTCACTGATAGGTGTTGACCAGATTACATCTCCAACTTGTAGATTCTTTACAGGAATCTGTCCGTTAGGTGTATCAATCAGTGTGTTTTCCTCAACACACGGTGGGCCAAACCAAGGGATGATAAAACTTGGGAAGAACGGTGGGAAGAACGGAAAGAATGGTGGGAAGAACGGTGGGAAAAATGGGAAGTATGGGAAGTACGGTGGGAAGAACGGTGGGAAGAACGGAAAGAATGGTGGGAAGAACGGTGGGAAAAATGGGAAGTATGGGAAGTACGGTGGGAAGAACGGTGGGAAGAATGGTGGAGTTGTAGTAACTGATGCTGATGCTGGAGAAGTTGCTGAGTTTCCATTAGCATTTGTTGCATAAACTGTATATGTCTGAGAAGTGTTACCCTCTTGTGTTACAACAACAGATGTAGATGTCGTAGTACCAGTTTTTGAGTCAGATGATGCCCAGGTGTAGCCAGTAATAGCCTTTCCACCATTTGCTGATGCTGTCCATGATACAGTATCTTGGTCAACTCCTGCGGTAGCGGTTGGGGCTGATGGTGTTGCTGGAACTGTTGTTACTGTTACTGCAGCAGATGCAGAAGAAGCCTGAGAGGTTCCTGCAGCATTTGTTGCTGTTACTGTAAATGTTGGTGTTGATGTAGAAGCAAGACCAGTTACAGTAATTGGAGAAGATGATCCAGTTGCTGTTTGTCCTGTGCTTGCTGTGACTGTATAGGATGTAGCAGCAGGCGAAAGTGCTGGTAATGAAAAGGATACAGAGACAGCGCCATCATTGTAGGCTCTTCCTGTTCCAACATCTGTTCCAGTTACGCCTGTTGGTGCTAGTGGCTCCAAGAAGTCATTTGACGCTTGGGACTTTCTACCTGATTTCTTACCTGCTGCCATAGTTATCTCCTATTTTCTTATTAAATTTTTATTACGCTGTTAGATCGCCGTAGACAACCCAAGTATTTGCTGCTCTCTTGAAAAGAGTTGCAGAAGACCACTGTGTTCTTAACTTCAAACCAGGTGTTGCATTTACTGTTGTAGTGCCAGGTGTTGCTGCTGCAATTGTTACCTGACCTGTTGAAGTTTGAAGAATGTCAATTGATGTTCCGATTGGGAAGTTTAGTGTTGCATCTGTAGGAATTGTAAGTGTAATTCCTGAAGATGAAGACATCTCAATCAAAGAATCTCTTTCAGTAAGTGATGATAGTGTGTAACCTGCTGTCTTTTGAACAATAGGTGTGCGTGAAGGTACACCTTCCTTTGACTGTGTTCCATCTGTAAATACTACTCCAGCAACCTCAACATTATTTACTGCAAGATCGTCAAGTGATCCTTGTGCAAAGTTAACTGTTGTTGTTGGTTCATCTGTTACACCCTTAAAGATTTTCCACTTTCCAGCAGAAGCATCACGAACAACTCCTGAGTGCTGATATGTGCCGTCATTGAAGTTACCAACTACTCCAATATCAACAAGGTTTGCTGAGTTGCCCTCACCAATGTAGATAAGTGGGTCAGAAACAACAAGATCTTGTGCTAAAACAGTTGTTGTTGTACCAGTGACTGTTAGGTCTCCAGAAATTACTAAGTCTCCATCAAGTGTTGTAGAGGCAGCATCTTTTGCTACTAACTTTGATGTATCTGCAATACCGTGGACACTTGTGGTGTCTGAGTTATGAGTTGAAACAGCAGATGCTGCTGCTCCTGCTACATCATAGTTTGCTGCAAGTCCATCTGCATAATTTTCTGATGCTACTGCTGCTGCATCAATTGCTTCTTGCTTTGCTGTTGAAACATTAAGAGTAGTGGCAAGCAATGATGTATCTGCAATACCATGAACATTTGTGCTATTAGAGTTGTGTGTAGATACTGCATCATCTGCATATGTCTTTGTTGCAACTGTTGAATCGATGTCGAATGCCTGTGTAACTGTGTTCCAGTCAATACCTACACCTGCAACTGCAGACTGATCTGTTGATGCTGCTGCGATAGCGTCTGTCATATCTGAAAATGTTACAAGTTCTGCAGTATTAGCAATACCGTGTACGCTAGTTGTAGCGGTAGAGTGGGCTGTTAAGTCTGCAGTAAGTGCTAGTGCTGATGTATCTGCGATACCGTGAACATTTGTAGTAAGGTCTGTGTGAGCAGTTACATTGGAAGTTGTTGCAAGTAGTGAGAAATCTGCTACACCGTGTACATTGCCTGTTAGAAGGCTGTGTGTGCTTACTGCACCATCTGCATATTGTTCTAGGGCATCTGCTGCGGTAGCAATCTTGTCATCTACATTCTGCAATGTAGCAAGAAGTGCTGTATTTGCAATTCCGTGTACAGAAGTTGTGTCTGAAGAATGAGCAGAAAGGTTGTCTGCAACAGTTGTAATAAATGCTGGGTCATCACCGAGTGCTGCTGCTAACTCATTGAGAGTATTAAGTAATTCTGGTGCTCCATCAATAAGGTCTGCAATTTCTGCTGCAGAGGCAAAGTATGTAAGGTCTGCCCAGTGGTTAACTCCGTCACCAATCTTAAACTTGCTAGTATCGCTTTCAAAACCAATTTCTCCTGATGCTAGGATAGGGTTTGCAGATGTCCACTGTGCTGCGGTACCTCTGCGCTGTTGCATTCTAGTTGCCATATTTTATATCTCCTTATGGGTGCTGCCCATTACTTATCTTATTATAACATCATTTTAGTTGAAGTTATCTATTGCAATTCCACCATCCCATAGAGTATTCCAAGATGTTAGGTCGTATGTACCAGCATCTGTTAGAACACCTGCAGAATTATAGAAGCCAGCATCAACAATAACGCTGACTATTAAACCGTTTCCATCAATTGATGTATCGTGGATGTGGTTCTGTAATGTTTCAGCATCTGCCAAAGTTGCCAATGGTAGCCATGCTGTTTGATAGAAAAAATAAACTCTTTCTGTTACTGTATCAAGCCATAGTTGGCCATTTGCTGGTGAAGAAGGGGCAGTAGATCCTACTGTCATTGTAGATGAACCAACTAGGTTATCCACATAGAGTTTAGTAGTAGCGTGTCCGTCTAATGTTGGCTCTCCTACAGATACAGAATCTCCGAATGTACCGCCATTTGTAACGACTAAGCCATTTTTGACCTTAAAGTCTTTTTCTACTGTTGCCATTTATTTCTCCTCTTTACCACTTTTAATATGGGGGATTTTGAAAGGATCCCCCTAACCTTTATTTAATTAGTCTGCCCAAGAGAGCATTGTTGCTGCTGCAACAATCTCACAACCAGAAACTGCTGTTGTTGCAGTAAGTGTTGGAAGTGTATTGTTGACTGTTGCTGAGAATGTTGCAAGTGGTGCTGTAGATGTATGAACCATTCCGTATTCAGATATAGCAATGTTTCCATTTCCATCAATCGTCATAAGAATTTCTGTAATCTGTGAGTGCTTAACTCCACCATCCCAACCAACTACACGAACAAGATACTTAACTGATTCGTAAGGGTATGCAAATGAGTGAACATTTACAGTTGAGGCTGATGCAACATATTGCTGTGTTGCTTCTTCCTTGCGGTAGTTGCTGATTTCTACTGATGCTGGTGTGATGTCACTTCCAGATACTGCAGTAAGAACACGAGGTTCTGTGAAGTAGAGGTTTGTTGAACCCTCATCGAGATCATCAGTTGTAGAATCTGCTACACCATTTTCTGCAGTAATAACAAGACCATTAACTGAATCACCTGTGATAGTAATATTTGTTGTTGATGCATTTGTTAAAAGTGTTGCTGCTGCGTTTGATGCACGGCTATCTGTGAAGTAGAGGTTATTTACACCTTCTTCAATATCATCTGTATCAAGGTTATTGATTGATGTATCTGTGTAATCGTTAGCATTAGACTCTGCAAGTCCAATTTCTGTGCTTGTCTTATATGATGACCAAACAGTTGTTGTGCTTGCTGAACCATCAACAATTAATGCATCTGCATAGTTCTTAGCATCTTGTTCTGCTGTATCGGCGTAACCTTGAGCAGTATTAAGTGCTGTTGTGATTTCGCCATCTACATATGTAACTGCGTTGTTATATGCACCTTGAGCAGATCCTGCTGGGTCATAGTTAGGGGCAAGGCTGTCAGCGTATGCTTCTGCTGCTGCTTGAGCATCTGCTGCATCTCCTGCTGCATCGTACCAGTTATCAACAGTTGTACGGTTAATAGAAACTTCAAGACCGTCTACTGTGATACCTGAACCTGCTGTTATGGAACCTTGACCTGAGAACTGTGTCCATGTCTGTCCTGAGAAACCAGTTAGGTAGTGATTTGACTGAACCCAAGAGGTTGAGCCATACTGAGTTCCTTCCATAACATAAACTGCTGCTCCGACAAGTTCCTCAAATGTATCTGCATCTTCGGTACGAGTAAGTGTCCAAGATCCACCTGTGCTATTGTAAACATAGATACCAGGGCTTGTTACACCAGTAAGAAGAAGTCTATATCCGCTATCTGCATCTCCAAGCACTGTGTGTCCATCAACAGCAAGTTGTGTTGCGCCAGAGCCAGATAGTACTGGAATTGCTGCATCGTAGAGAAGATTTACTGCTTGCTTCCAGTTGAGACCAGAGACAGCATTATCTGTGTATGCATTAGCATTTGCTTCTGCTGTATCTGCGTACCCCTGTGCTGTGGTAAGAGCAGTAGTAATTTCACCATCTGTGTAAGCATTTGCATTTGACTCAGCGTTATTAGCCTTTGTTGTAGCATCTTGTGCTGCTGCTGATACTGCATTGTTATATGCTGTATCTGCTGCGCCTGCTGGATCGTAGTTTGATGCTAGACCGTCAGCGTAAGATTTTGCATTGTTTTCTGCTGTTGTAGCAGAACCTGCTGGATCGTAGTTTGATGCTAGACCGTCAGCGTAAGATTTTGCATTGTTTTCTGCTGTTGTAGCAGAACCTGCTGGATCGTAGTTGGTAGCAAGACCATCAGCATATGACTTTGCGTCAGCCTCTGCTGTATCTGCATATCCCTGAGCAGTGTTAAGTGCTGTAATAATTTCACCGTCTGTGTAAGAGTTAGCATCTGTAAGTGCCTGTGCTGCTGCACCGTCTGCATCAAATACTCCAGACTTAACATTTAGTTCACCATTGATAACTTCCATCTGTGTTGCTTCAACGGAAGTAATGAGTGTTTGTCCACCAATCAAATCAATGATGTATTGATCTGATGCATTTTCTGTAAGAACTTGATTACCGTTAACTGTAGCAGATGTACCCTCAACGATAAGGCCACTCTTAATCTTAAAATCTTTATTTACTGTTGCCATTTTTTATATCTCCTTTTATTTATGCCTTAAGTCCCATACGTGCAAAACGCACAGTGACTGGCTTGATCGCAGGATCTGGAGTGACTGTTAAAGCCACTGTATTTCCAGTGCGAGAGACATTAATGGTGCCAATATTCCCATCATTGTCGATTGTTCCATATTCGCTGACTGATACATCTGCACCGTCAACGAGAATTGTCATTTCAGTTGCGTAGAATTTATTATCCCCTGCTGAAGTTTTTGATATTGAAATAATATACTTCACCATACGCCAAAGGGTGGCATCAAAGTTATCAATAACAGTTAAGTTCTCAATACCTGTGATTGTATTTTCATTGTTACCTGCTGTGCCTAAATCTGTTGATTGTGCTGACAGCGTATCAATGAGGTCTTCGTAATTTTCTTGAGATGGTCTATCACCAGATTGAAATAGTGATTTGACTCCTGGAATTGATATTTTAGCCATGTGGTAATTATAACACACATTTAATTAAACTATTAAAGAATGTAGTTACTGTATCCAATAATCTGAAATGGAATTGCTGGAAAGTTTGAAGATACAGACTCAATCTGAATATTTGTAAACCTAACCCTAAAAGGTAATGTGTCCATCAATACAACAGATGGCAACTTCTCAGTAATTTCAATTAATGGGTAGTCAACTGGGTATATGTTGGCAAGTTTGTTATGCTTATAATCTGTGATTACTGCTGTAGCCATTAATCTGTTACATCTTCAAGAATCTTCATGCTGCCCTGGCAAACTGTCCAGACTCTTGTAGCATCAGATAACTGAATATCGAAGATGTCTCCTGTTTCAAGTTGTACAGATTCCTCGGCTGTTAACCATACAGTGAATTCTCCAGGTCCATCATTTAAATCTGGAGCAGGAGTTAATGTCAAGATAACACTTGCGTCATCTGTAATTACTCCAAGATTAGCAACACTATTAGGACGCTTGATCTTCATTGAAATTGTCCAGTCTGGAATATTTAATGCAATCTTTGCATCATCTGTAGCATAAACTTTAAATCCAGAAGTATCTCCACGGACAACATTCCAAACACCTAATGGTGGTTTATTTCCTAAATCAAATGTTGATGATTGTCCTCGTAAAGTTGCCATTAGATTATTATATCACTATTAGGCTAGTCCAGCCTTAAGTGCCCCCCAAGTTCCGTTTCCTTTTGCTTCAACAATAATAACGCCAGATGCTGCTGCATGAGCAACAACACCAACTGCTCCTCCTGACGGAGTTGTAGACAATCCTCCAGATGGTCCAACATAAAGAACATCTCCATGATTAAATCCAGATGTATTGATATTTTCCATAACACCTGCAACGACTACAATTCCCTCTGAGTCATTGGCTATTGATGTTTTTGCTAATCCTAGAATTGGATTCTCAGTTTCTGGAAGTGCTTTAGATACCTCTGTTTTTGATGAATCATTATCAAAGCCTGAAGCATATACTGGAGTACCTGCTGGAATAGATGATCCACTTTTATTGATTACCCCCAACTGAAACTGAGATAATCCCAGTGGTGGCAGAATCACTAATAATCTTTGAACTAATGACTCAATATCCCCATGTACATTTACTGGGTCGTCTGCAACTGGGAATGGTAAATTAAATAGTCCGTCGCCTGTATTTCCTGTAGCCATAGTGTATTTATTATACCATCCCTATAACTTGACATTGGGTTGAAAATTATGTTATACTTAGTTAAGACACCTACCAGGGTGTCATTGTTTTCTAAGGAGGAAACTATGATTAAATTTATCGAAAGAAACAAAGAGATCATTAGCACACTCAGCACAGTAGCAATATTCGCTGTATTTTCTAACAGTGCTAATGCTGCTGAATTCAACAATACTAAACCCGAACAGGCTCAGACCGTGATAACCACCTCGCAAGAGGTTTTTTTGGTTTCTAAGGAGGAAAAATTAAAGAGTTTTGAAAATAAGGGAACTCTTACCAATCTAGAACTAAAAGAACTTCTATACCTAGTTGGCTTCAGAGGATCTAACCTTGTAGAGGCTTGGGCAGTAGCAAAGAAAGAGACTAATGGACAGCCAATTAGACTAAACCCTAACGCTAAGACTGGGGATAATTCTTGGGGCTTATTTCAAATCAATATGATCGGTATGCTTGGTCCAGACCGTCGTGACAAGTTTGAACTTGTTACAAACTCTGACCTATTAAACCCAGTAATCAATGCACAGATTGCATTTCATATGTCTGATGGTGGCAAGGATTGGTCTTCATGGCATGGTCTAACTCCAAAGACAAAATACTGGATGAGCCAATTTCCTAACTAAAAAAATACTAAGAAGCACCTATAAGGCTAAGTTCTTGTAGGTGCTTTTTAGTTTCTCAAAATTAAATTAATGGCTGCTCTAGGGGCTTTGACAGTCTCTACTTCATGGGCCAAATTTTTAGGAACAAATATAAAGTCACCCTCTACAACATGATACTCGTTTTCAAGATTTTCACCAGTACGCCAGATCATCTCACCCTTAACAACCCACTGGAACTGATCTACATAATCTCTGTGCTTGCTTCCAACAACCCCTCGATTTTTCATAAGTGATATCAGGCAAAAGTTTCCATCATAGATATTTGCTGGGTACTGCGAAAGCCCCCACTCGGTCACTGGCGCAAGTTCTGGAATAATTTTAAGATATGGGTCCTGTGGGTCAAAAAGTTGAAAGGCCATTCTTGACCAAAACCTACACTTTAATCTCATGTCAGAGGATTCGCCTTCAACAAAATCACTTAAGAGATAGGACCTCTCTGGAAATCTTTCAAGGTCTTCATCTACATATTGAGATACCATTGATAACAATGTGTCTAAAGATGGAAGGCTTGGAAATGGGTTTTTAAATATATGAATTCTGTTTTCAGCAATTGCTTGCTCTACCATCTTCATATCTATGGTCATCTTAACCAACTTACTACCGCATATCGAATTCCTTCAGTTACTGGAAGGACTGAGTGATTATAGGTATACCCTGATGGGAATATTAGGAGTTCGTTTGCTTTAGGCTTATATGATATATCAAATCTTGGAAATAGTATCTCTCCACCAAGGTAGTCATCGTTAATATAATAAACTAATGACATTCTTCTGTGGTACTCTGTGTGATCATCAATGTGATTAACAAACTTTTGGCCTATGCCATATTTTAATATGCTGTACTGATCATGCCAGGTTGTATCAAATCGGTACTCTGCCTTATAGTCTGCCTCTGCTGGACCAAAACCCAATAAAAACATGTTAGAGAGAGTTACATTAAATGCTTGATCCATTGTAGAAAAATCTTCTATAGGAGATGGTGTATAAGAAACTCCTATTGATTGCGTGTCTCTATATTCTGTATCAACCTTTACGCCGTCTGCACCCCTTATGGAAGATTGAACCCATTGCTTTTGTGCACTCAGGGCCCCTTCTTCAATATCTTGAACCAAGGTCTTATATTCATCTATTACGTCAGAATATACCACTATACCTGGAGCCAGTTCTTTTTTATTCATTACCATTTTCCTATTGGGCAAGTTGCTTTTTCTAACTTTGTTTTTATTTTCATAAAGCACCCACACTTCTTGCACTGGGTTGTTAGTTTAACAAATTCTGGGCAAGCCTGACATATGCTAAATCTTTCTAGTGACTTTGCATCGTCAACCCACTCTGTATTAGGGTTAACCACATCCCAAGGTCTTGTTTCTCCAAGATTTTTCTTATACTGTTCCCAAGGGGTTGCAGACATTATGCACCCTGTGGCTCAATAAAGTTAGTTCCGTCCCATGTCCATCCATGCATAACATCCTGATTGGATGTTTCTACCATTACTGGGTTTGACCTATATGCAGCAATAAATCTCTGAGCAGTTTCACCGTTATTAGAATCATCAAATGATACTGTACCAGCAACATCATTTCCAACAACTACCGCAAATTTTACAATTGGCATTTTTTTCTCCTTTTTATAAAGTATATCATATTCAAACTAGCAATAGGTTGATGCCTGTACACACTGGCAGGAACTGTCGTAGGTGTAGAAAACAATGCAATTTTCTGGATTTGTAGCAGTTTCACAAATAGCACCAACTGTACAGGATGGAGGTGTAACTGCTGGAGTTACTGCTGGAGTTACTGCTGGAGTTACTGCTGGAGTTACTGCTGGAGTTACTGCTGGAGTTACTGCTGGAGTTACAGGACAAGTATATGTCTCATTTCCACAAGAGTCAACATAAATAGTTACAGTAGTTCCGCATGCTGCTCTATATTCATTATAACTTGAAACATTTGGAGTACATGGTGTTACAGGTGTTACTGCAGGAGTTACAGGTGTTACTGCAGGAGTTACAGGTGTTACTGCAGGAGTTACAGGTGTTACTGCAGGAGTTACAGGTGCTGGTGGGCAATCCCATGTCTCAGAACAATCTGCTGCTACAGTAATTGTAACAGATGTAGATGTTCCATTACAAATTCTGTTCTCTGTGTAAGTTGTTGGAGTACAAACTGGCGTAGGCGTAACTGGAGTTACAGGAGTTACTGGTGTAACTGGAGTAACTGATACAGGCGGACAATCGTAAGTTTCTGTACAGTCTGCTGCCACAGTAATTGTTACTGGAGTAGAGATGCCATTACAAATTCTATTTTCTGTATATGTTGTTGGAGTACAAACTGGTGTAGGCGTAACTGGAGTTACAGGAGTTACTGGTGTAACTGGAGTAACTGGACATGGATCGTTGTATGTCCATCCATTTGAACAAGGATTGTATTTTTCTGTATTGTAGGTTGCTGAATTTGGGTTATTATCTACATAGATTGTAACAACTCCACAGCATGCTGCACGGTACTCGCTATAACTTTCAACCCAATTTGGTGTAGTGTCTACTGGAGTGACTGGTGTAACTTGAACTGAACAGTCTAGCGTCGGTATATTTGATGTGCCTGTGTAAGATCCAGTCTGAATGTTAGATATTGTCCCTGTAACACAAAATGAGTCCATGTTGTCTTGTGCATTTGCAAGACTTACATTGCTTGTTCCTGTTACTTGAGTGTTTGCTGTGCTACAACAGCCTGTCGACCAATATACAGTAGTTGCAGGAGTTACTGGAGTAACAGGTGTAACAGGTGTAACTGGGGTAACTGGAGTTACTGGTGTGACACCAACATAATCATAGTAAATAAATGTTACATCGGTTTCATAATCAACAAGTTCATCTGCATTTGGTAGTTGTGAAGCAACTATATTATCCAAAGAAGAATTACTTGTTCCTGTAGAGCCTCCGTCAACATATATCAGACTTGCTGCTGCAATTGCTAGAATAGCATCTTCTTTTGATAATCCTGAAAGGTCTGGTACCCTTACCATACCCTTTGATGCCGAGAACCCAAAATTTAGCATCTCAAACCTACGCCGTCAAATCACCAATGAGTAGCCAGGTATTTGTATCTTTTTTAGTAAGTACCGCACCAGAATACTGTGCAGCAATTTTTTTGTTTGAAAACTTGCTATTAATTGTAACTGGAGAAGGCTGACCTACTACTGTAACTTCTCCAGCAAAGGTAACTGTTCCAGATCCATTTCGGATAAACTCAATTTTTTGATTTTTTGCAAATGCTGTTGTACTGTTTGCAGGAATTGTAATCGTAACTGGACTCGAAGATGTAATAAATAATGTCTTTCCAGCATCACTCTTTGTAATTGTATAATCAGCAGTGATGTCTACTGGGGTCATTGAGTCGAAAGAGTTTCTCCACTCACCATTGTGGTAATACTGAATTTGATTAATGACTGTTCCATCATTTTCTTGTCTAACAAAACACACAAGTCCATTTGTTGGAGAAGTTAGAACAGTATCTCTTGCAATAGGATTTTGAAAATTATTTACTCCAGCCTTTGCTGTTGCAACTGTATCAAATGTTACATCGGAAGAGAATGTTTGATCGGCTGTCCAAGTATATGGAGCATTAGTGTTTACTGCACCACTAATTGCATACCAAGTATCGTTAGACTGATTATAAATATATGCTACTTTGCCGTCTGAATTAATTGTTGCCATCTGATGTAATCCCCAATGCTCTTAATTCTGCTTCTGTGATTCCTGTAACTGCAATAAGTTTTGCAATCCCTGTTTCACGAAGTTGTTCGTCTGTTGTCTTTACTTTAGCCATTATTCGTAACTCCAAACTTCATATGATCCAGAGTCAAAAGATGTACCTGACGGAAGAATAATTTGAATAGATGTAATAGGCGATGTATTTTTGTAATAACCAAAATAAGATCCTGCAGAAATATCTGCAATTGTTGATACTGGCTTCAATGCTGATGCTGTATTTGCTAAATCAACAGAAACGGTCATATCATATGTTCCGCTTGTTGGAAATTCTGGGGAACTTAAATGACTTGCAGAAACTAACCCGCCAGTATTAACATAGTTTGGACCAGAGTCTCCGTTAAACCTTAAAGAGAAATCAACTGAGCCAGAATTATCATGGCTCCAGTCTTTTAGAATAATAAATAGTTTTTCTCCATTTAAAGAAGATACTGAGAGAGATTCGCCAGACAAACTTCCGCTGCTCTTTATTTTCCACATAGGAACAGAAATGCTATTTGCTGAAGCAGTTGAATCAACCCAAATAAAACCGTCTGGGACTCCAGTTGGCTGAGTAGAAAGAACTTCAGATCCAAGTCCTCTGGCATCTAAAGTATCTATGCCTTCTTGAAGAGTCTTTAAATGACCTGCTAAAGATACTGATGATATTTCAGAACTAGTAGTTGGTAGATTTCCATCTCCATATAGGAACAACTTCAATGCCTCTTGGATGTCTGCCTTTTGATTATAGGCAGGCATCTTGGTGTTATAGGGTCCGTTTAAATTGATATCGTCAGCCATTGGTAGTCTCCACCGAAATTATACCACGGAAATGAATAAGTGGACTGTCTTTTGTCCAGATAAATCTTCCCAGGCCCCTTCTGCATATTGAGTAGCAAGAATGGTAATTGGCAAAACCTGAATGCCATTATCTGTAACAATATCACCAACATTTAGACTAGAAGCAAGAGGGTGTGCGTTGTTAACTATTGAGTGTTGAAGGTTAAAGTTGTCACTTGTAAGGTTTCCAGTATTTGATTGAGGAACTATGCTAATCAAAGGAAGATTGATGGTTGTGGAGCCAGCAGAAAATTCAGAAATAATATTGCTACTAAAAATGTTAGGGATAAGGTTTAAAAGTTTAACCCATGAGTTAGATCCAAGTCCAGCCTGATACTGATAAACAGAAAGATACTCATCATTGGCTGTGTCTAGATTTATATACATATCCTGTATTTGTGGAGTTTGGCCAATTTGAGTATTTGGATCATTTGGATCTCCGTTGCCAACAATCCAATAACTGCCTCTTTGACCAGTCGGACCAAAATCTAAATTAACAGTTACTTCTGAAGGTCCACCAAGAACCGTAATGTCACTGTTACTTAGTAGGTTAGCCATAGTTATGCCTGAGTAACCTGCTCAGTTACTGAAACTGTTCCAGTCAAAATTGTGTAAACTAAATCATAAGGTGTGCTTGTCTTTTTGATCTCAACATCATAGACATAGCCAGTTCCAGCAGTTAATTGTGCTCCATCTGCTGGTCTAATTGTGCAGTTTGCTATGGTTGGATTAATATCATCAATTACTGCATAACACTCAATAACAGAAGAAGATCCTCTAGTTGGGGCAATAGAAAACTTGATCGTATATCCAGACATGTTAAACGCAGACCCATCATTTTGCTTTGGATAGATGCGAAACTCTTGGGTGTCACCCTTGTAGTATGTTAAATTAAGTTCTCCTGGAAATGCCATGCTTTTATTATACCACGCTGACATAGATAGATTTAAGAATTATAGATGAGTCAAAATCTGTTCTGGCCTGTGGCAATGCCTGGATTCCCCAAACATCTTTATTTTCAATGAAAAGTTGCTGGGTAACAGACAAGTTATAAGTATGCTGATATTTAAATGATCCAACTAACTGCTCTATGCCAGTCTCATTTTTAGCCAAAAGAGTTCTAACCCATAACTCAGTATTTGGAGTAAAAGTAGTTAATTCAAAGTTATAGGTGATAAAAGTTTGTGCACCAAGTTTAAGACCTTTGAAGTTTAATGTTCTCAGTTCTTGGTTCCATAAACTAACGCAGTCATTTGGAATAAAATCTTCAAACTTATCTGAGTCCCCCATAAAAACGCTAACCCATCCATCAGATCCTAAGTTTGCTCCAAGTCTTATTGATAAATCTTTTGTACTCTTATATGAGGCCCATCCTGCTTGCTGCCCTGATGATGATAAAGAACTCTGACCATCTTTGCCTGGATATCCTCTTTCACCTCTATCGCCTTTTGGTCCTTGTGGTCCAGCCTCTCCTGGCTTGCCATCTTTTCCATCTCTACCTACTGGTCCTTGCGGTCCTTGTGGGCCAGGTACTGGTAAAAATGTAAGAGTATTGTCTTCACTGTTATTAGTCTTACTTTGTGCAACCTGTGCAGCATAACTACTTTTGTTAGATACTGGAAAATCAACGCTTTTTGAAATAGCCATTGATTAACCCGCCTATTTTGTTACCTTAAAAGATTTTCCACTAATGCGAATAACTGCTGGAAGCGGTTTAGGAGTATTAGAAACCTTAATGATAGCCATGACTATAGACTTCCTCCTGAAACATCCCCTAGGACTCGTATAACGCCTATGACGGGTGTCCATACAGTGTCGTCAGAAAGAGTAACTTGAAGATCAAAAGATAATTCACTTACAATAGAAGTAAACCCAGTACCCCAATACTGTGTAATATCAGAGTTGGCAATAATATCTACATAACCTGCACCTACAGATACTTCTAGTTCATCAATAATATCAGTCTTAGGATCATAGGCTTGAGATTTAAATGACCAGTCAGATGTATCAAAGTAAGTAACTTCATCATCATTCAAAAACTCAACACGAATTGAAGATTTATCTCCTCTGACAACATTCCACTTAATTTGGACGGGATCAGCACCAAAGGTCTCAGGGCTACAGCAAGTATTCATAATAGAAAGATTATACCACTAAAATAATACTACTATCAAGAAAGGTGGGTATGAAAAACATTCCTTGATAGTAGTATATAAATTATATCATATCAGTACAAAACGGACATGATATTTAAAGTTATCAAAAAGTTATAATCCTATATGTCCGTTTTATCATAGTTTGTCATAGAACATCAGATGTAGGGATGGTGTATACTTAAATATATATAAGAAAAGAAAACTATCTCTAAAGGGTTTTATATTAAATATATATTATATATATCAAAGACTAGAAATCTATCATTTTGCAGATTTAGCGATGTACTCTAAAAGAATATCATACATGTGATCTAATTTTTGCTTTTGCTCTTCTCGGATCTTTTTTGCTTCTTCGTTATCTTTTTTGATGAATCTAATTTCATCTCGCATTGATGATCCGCCGTTTGTCTTAGTTTCTTTTCTGATGTCGTCTACTGCTTCCTTAATAGGTTCAACTTGAGTATTGACATACCATTTGACAGCGCCTGCAACAAGTGCTAGAATTGACAATGAAGTAAGGATTAGGCCAAGCCAGTCTTGAGCGTTCATAACTGTATTATTATACAAGGAGTTTTATATAAATGAAAACAGACATACTGGACACATTGTCATACTCTGACAAATTGATAATTTCTCCAGATATGGATGGATTCATGTCAGCGCAATTGATCAATCGATACAACGGCGCAGAGGTGGTTGGGACATATGATAAAAATCTTTTATGTCTCGCCGATGGAGTCGAGCCGAAAGAGTGTCTTTTCGTCGACATAGATATGAATACTTCGGACTATGTGTCAATTGGAAATCATATGAGGCTTTTAAGCGACGGCGCAGCAGAGAGATCCTTTAATCCGAACCAGAAATATCAAATCGACAAGTATTACGATAAATTCCCATATGCAACGGCGTTTTTAATTTCGTTCGCAACAGAGGTTCAAACATCTCCCGACGACCACATACGCATGGCTTTCTCCGATTCTACTTTGCAGAACATGCAAAAGTACGGACCTAATATGCGAAATTGGTCTAAGAGGATGGAGCATGGGGCAGTATCTTATATTTTGAGAAATGATGAAGAAGTTATCGAAGCAGATGAAATTTTTCGGGGGAGATACCTAAGACAAGAATTTGCTTCAAAAAGATTTGGAAAAGAACGATATATCCAAACACTCAATGATGCATTCATCAAAGAAGGATTAGCCCATAAGCCTCTTATAGATGGTAAGAAGTATATGGCTGACAAAGTAGGCTTAAACACCGTCAAGAGGTACATGTCTGATATAATTTCTTATGCAGAGATCTTCACTGGAGAGTATTCTGTTACATATAATCAGGAGATAGAATGGAAGTAAAGTTTACGGATTTGTTTGATCCTAATCAGCCAAGATCAGATCGTGAACTCATTGAGTCCCGCCTTAAAATATGCAACGAATGTGAATGGTTCCATAAAGGTCTAGCAAAATGTCGTAAATGTGGTTGTTTTATGAAATTAAAATCTACACTCAAACAAGCAGAGTGTCCTATACAGAAATGGTGAAATAAATGACAAAAGATCAAGCAGTAGAACTTATGCTAAATAGCATCAATGAAGATAATAGAGAGTTATGTCTTAAGTCTGGAATGAGTGAGTCTGATACAGAGTCTCAAATTGCTCAATCACAGCCTACATTGAGTCTTATTCTTAGCAATATGTATGATCGAATGCAGAGTGCTGGGTTATTGGTTTAATATACCCTGCGAAAATTACTCTGGTCTTCCCAGATCTTGCCAAAACATCTCTCTACCCATGTTATCAGTAATTAGCATGGGTTTAGATTCGCATTCTTTGCAAACCATGTCTGAGAAAAGTTTTTGAGATAGGTTGTCAAAACCACCTTGAGGATCAAATGTGTTTTCAGGCATAGCCAAATTACTTTTCTGTAGAGATAGGCTCTGATTTATGTGGATTAGCGCATGTGCATGCTGCACAGCAATTGTTTCCAGTGTATTCTGTAGTCATAAATTCATTATAGCACGATTCTGAAAAAATTTTTAAAATCCAAATACCCACAAATCTGAATATTTTTACCAGATGAATGATACAGGAAATAATAAAACAAAATCAAAAAATATAGTGTGCACTTTTGTAGAGTGTAGTAGCAATTGCGATCTCACTACTACACCCCCCAATTAGTTTAGTACTACACCCCCACCTTAGTAGGAGGACAGGCACAAGGGTCAATCCTTATTTCTTTAGCACTAAATAACACTATCCCTGTGTCACCGCATGCATCGCATGTGTGAGCATACATTGAATCTATCATTTACTTAACCTCAATTTCTATAATGTAATGATAATCAGGGTGATAAGACTTTCCTAATTCACGAATAGCGTCTACTTTGTTAGCAAAGTATTCGAATGGAGACTCATAGTCCATAGTGATAGCGTAAATAGTCATGTTATTCACACTCCCCACATGGGCACTGTGGGAATTCAATATCTTGCTTAATGCGATTAGCAAGACGCATAACCTTGTTATAGGTATCAGCGGAAGCACCACGGAAGGATACTACCTCGCCATTGGCTACTTTCTGAGCAGCGATAGCGATACGCTGTTCTAAGTTGAACTGTCCGTACTTAGCGGACTTAATGTAGTTTTTATCTAGTGTAATCATTTGACTACCTTTCTTTAGTAATTTTAATTCTTATTTAATTTTATAGATAAATCTTAGCACATACCCTGCCAAAAGTCAAGCATTTGGGGGTGTGATTTAGGTCACTTATTTGCTACGCTCATATAACAATTTGTTATCTTATTTGGTAGGCTCATTGACCTTGATTTATCTTTATTTAATTTTCTATGTATGTAATACTAGCAGATAAATATCAAAAAGTCAAGTCCTACATCGGCGTGTCGTGTGTGATATACACCACAGTACAAAACGGACATATTGGACATGGCACGTGCCCTGTGGATAACTATGTGGATAACTAGTGTGATGTAGATAACAATCCCATATATCCCATATGTCCAATTTGTCCTCTCCAATTTGTCGGTGGTGGGTGCTACTATATATACATAGAAAGTTGAGAAAGGTTCTCAAACTAGAAAGGTTAGAAAATGACTAACAAACTTTGGACAGAAATCACCATGAAGAATGGTAAGTTTCTTGAAGGTGTTGTAACTACTGAAACAGAAACACATGTTTCACTCTATAAGTTACCCTTCCCAATCGCTAAGAAAAACATTGCAACACGCAATGAACGCCGTTTAGTAATCACTACTCAGGCTTACTAATATAACTACTAAAGAAAGGTGGTCTAACATGACTACACTAATTAAAGAGTGTGTAACACACACACCTAATAAATCCGCTATCTCTATCGTTGCATATAATGCAGAAGATGCAGATGAATACACCTTCTGCGAGGTGTGTGAACAAAATATCACACGCTTTTCTTTCTATGATGAAGATAGAGGAATCGTTTTCTCTAAATGGAAAGTAGGTAAGTAATGTACCGTGACTTTGATAATGAAATCGCAATGACCGTTTCTAGTTGTTATTGCACTGATAATTCAATTTGCCGTTCATGTGAAAAGGAGATGTACTAATGGAAAAAGATATTTTTGGTTTTGCTGATGCAATTAATTTGGATCATCTAACTTTAGAACAACTAAAAGATTTAGAAAAGATTTTAGAAAAAATAAAATAAAAAACTTGCAAAAACGGGACGTGGCCAAATGTCCGATTTATACCTTTTGCGGTGTGATGTAAAACACTTAAAAAATGTCCAAATTGTCCGTGTCTAAACTTGACTTTTCAAGGTATCTCTGCTAGTATAGTTGCTATAAAATTAAATAAAGATAAATAAGGTAATGAGCCTAAGCAAATAAATGTGACTAGAATCACAGTGAGCCTTAGCAAATAAATACTAAATTTGTCGGTCTAGTCTGATAGGATAGTCTTATCAACTTAAAAAAAGAAAGGTGGTTCAAATGAACTACATTGTAAAACTTGAGTCTTTTAATGGCTCAACTAAGTCAGTTTCTCTCCCTTCAAAGGGTGCAGTTGCTCAGTTTATTTCAGAATATCCAAAGGCGTTGCCTATCGGTGTTTCTCTCAAAGTGTCTTGCGACGCTCTCTCAATTTCTGGCACTCTTCGTGGAAAGGCTACTCTCTAATGACTAATACTGTTGCATTCGCTATCTTCCCCTTTGAACACAAAGGCTACAACTTTATTTCTAAGGTTGCAGAAACTTACCCATACCTTCAACAAATTGTAAATCTTGGTGAAGAATTTATTGCCATGAACAAAATGGCAATTGATGAGTGCATGCCTGACCTTGAAGATATGTCTTGGGCTTCAATTGAAAAAGAAGTCTATCGTATCAACGAGGGCGGTACAGAAATGTTTCTTGAATTGGTAGGTATCGCATAATGATGACTCGCAAAGACTATGTGGCTACCGCTGAAATTCTAAAAACTTTTGCAAAACCATACATGCAATCAGCGTTAGACTATGATGACTTAGTTGAAGAATTTGCCTCAATGTTTGAGTCAGATAATCCTAATTTCAAAGTAGATACTTTTAGAAAGGCGTGTGAACTATGAGTAAACTTTACACATGCATTTCCTGTGGGGCTAAAGTGACTAAGAGAGAAAAATATTCTCACTTTGAAACATATCATGCACAAGATGATTTTAATGAAATGATGGAGGAATAATGAATAGAATCCTAACAACACTAGTGCAGTTAATGCTATGGGCACCAATTGTTTTTGCAATTACCTTGGCAGTTAATGAAAGCAAAAAACTAAATAAATAGGCCTGCAGTGGGATCCTGAGCATGATTTAAAACTGCTTGAACTTTCAACTAAAATCGACGTCCCAGTGTGGTCTACATCACATGTGACCTACCTCACAAAGTCCAAAATGTCCGATTTGCACCCTCCCATTTGTCAGACCCCCCTGCTATACTTTTATATATAAAAGGTTGAAAAGGTTTCAACAAAGAAAGGACATAAAATGTCACTTACACAAAAAGAGCGTGATGCAAATACTCACGCATATTTCAAGGCTTTTGCTCAAGCACAGCAAGAGCGTAATCGCCTTATCCATGAGGCTCGTGTTGCAGGTAGTCCATGGCTATCTCAAGTTCGTGCTATGCAAATTAAATTGCAAGAAGAAAAGAAAGGTTCAAACTAATGAGCACTTATATAAATGTCCGCTCCATATGTGGAGATAAAACAACTAGCATAGATATCTATGACCTAGAATTAAACAATGAAATTATCTGTTGCGATAATTGTGAATCTATTTTGATGTGCCGTAAGGCTTGGTTCTATCTCTATGAAAAGGGGAATAAATAAATGATAAACGCACTAGAAGAACTCTATGATGAAATTTTAGATGAACAAGGTTTCTTTGAAATTGGAATCTATAAATTCTCTCCCTCACAAATTCTAAAGAATTGTGACCCTATCGCATATCGTTGCGGTCTTGCAGATTTTGAAGACTACATAAAAGAAAATACAGAACTAAACTCATAGATCGTTGCTCTGTTTATTTATGCAAAATCATGCATAGATATGCAGAGCGACGTCCCGCACTCGGGCGTGTCGCAAGTGATATTTATCACATTAGTTGAGCGTCTTACTATTTGAAAATACTGGCTAGTAAGTTGATATTTGTCGCCCCCATAATGTAAGATATTTATATCAAGTTAATTAAAGAAAGAAGGTAGTCCCTATGGCTAATCTCTATTCCGTTGAGTCCCTACTAGTAGGAAAGACTTACAACTCTAAGACCCTAACAGGTGAAATTATCTCAGCCGAGAAACACCCTCAAGCAATTTGGTATGAGGGTGCGGAGGCTTATCTTGTTGAGATTAGAGTCCCCTACTCTATCCGTACCGCTTACCGCACTATCGCAGTAAAGACTACTGACTAGTAGTAGCGACTGGTCATAGGTACCCCCGCCTATAACTAGTCACACCCCTGCCCCACCCCCTATCGATCAAAATAGGATTAAGTGAGTGTGATTTATTTCACATATTCTAGGCAAAAAATTTTAAGACACGCCGAGGAATTTCCCCAATTTGTCGGAGTTATACGCTAAGATTAAGTTATTAAGTAGAAAGAAGGAAGCCCTCATGGAAGATACATGCATGAAGTGTAATGAGAATATCGTTGATATTCTTGAACTTTATTGCCCACATTGCTCACTTGAAATGCTTGCAGATAGCATGGAGAACGCAAACCTAATTGACCAACTATTTCTAGTAAAGGAAGCCAACTAATATGGACTATGAATACTCAGTAACCTCAACCAACGATGGTTCAGCAACTCCCTCATATGTAGGGCGATTTGATAATGCACTAGAGGCAGTTAATGTCTATAATGCGTGTGTGGACTATGGCTTTGCTAATGAGTACCGCACAATTAACCTATCAGAGCCTAATGGCAAAATGCATACTAAGATATTCTATCGTGACGGAAAAGTAGGGGGTAAGTAATATGGGACTTAACACAGCAACTGATTTGGCAGAGAATATCGATATCACTCTTGAACAGGCTATCGGCTTCCACTTGCAAGGTAATCACTATCCACCCGTACCGCTAACCATGGTTCAACCATGCATAGATGCTATTGACGCATACTATGAGGAAGATTACCACCGTGATATTGAATTGCCTGAAGGCGTATCATGGCGTGGCAACACAACTGCACCCGCATCGGCTATCGTAGATGCACACCACCTATCACCATGGCTTCCAGAGGAGGAATACTAAAAATGGCTGCTACAATGAAAAGCATGGAACTAATTTATGCTGACCTATTAACTCCAGACCAACTCATGGATGAAGATATCATCGAAGTAGAAGGTGATATCGTAACAGTACTAGGAATACAATCAGATGCAACAGGTGACACTTATTATGTTGCACATGTAAATGACTACGGTGATAGAGATGTAACTGAATACAATTACACTGATACTGTTAAGTTATATGTGTTCCGTGAAGATGAAGAAGATATTTAATTATCTCCCCTGAAAATGGGGACGTGCCCCTGTGATCAGTATCACATAGATCAAATTTGACATTTTAAGAGTATGTATGTTAGTATTAATACATGAAGAAAACACCTGAAGAATTAAGACGCCTAATGGAATTGCGTCGTTCTAATGCTGCTTCAGCCGTGCCTAATAAAAAGAAATATACTCGCAAGGGTAGAAAATGTCAGAGCGAAATGCTACAATTAAAGTATAACCTAAAGTAAGGACCCCCACTATGAAACTAATCCGTTCTAAAGATAGGAAAGTCACTAATGCTGTATCCCCTAATGGTAAGACTGCAACAATTGCTAACACCTTTGGACTCCCCGCTGGTAAAGCATACTCATGCCCTGGAGCAACAAGTGTATGCGAATCAGTCTGCTATGCAGGCAAACTAGAAAAACTATTTAAAGGCGTTAAGGTTAACCTACTTCATAACTGGGACCTACTTAAAGACGCAGACCGTCAAACGATGTACACATTGCTTTCTGAGATGATTGCAGAATTTAAAACTGATTGTGTAAAGAAAGACGCTTCATTGCTATTTCGCATTCACTGGGACGGAGACTTCTTTAACGATGATTATGCACATGCGTGGCGTCTAGTTATTGAAGAGCAACCTGATATCCAGTTTTGGGTATACACACGAGTAAAGTCTGCAGCACTCATCCTCAAGGATATTTCGAATCTATCACTTTATTTCAGTACTGATAGTGAGAATGTAAAAACTGGCGTAGACCTTAAGAATAAAAATGGTATACGCCTTGCTTACCTTGCTAAGAATTTTGCAATTGGTCAAGCAGACATGAAAGAAATGATTGGTAAGCCTGGAGCAAAATGTCCTGAAAACAAAAAGGCCATTCCATTAATTTCACAACAGGGCTCCGCTTGCGTTTCATGTTCACTTTGTGTATACTCTAAGAGTGATATTGTATTCAGTGCGAGTAAAAAATAAATGTCTATAGCATTCTACTTAGCCATGTCATTACTAGTTATACTTTCATTCCTTGGTTCTAGTGGGTCCTAACGGATCCCCTGGAATTTTGGGACGTCCGCCCCACCCCATTTGTCAAGTTACGACACGCCCATAAAATGTGAGATTAAACACAAAAAGATGTCCGATTTGTACCATTTAAGATTTGTATTTTTGATATTTTTTTGCTATTATTATATATATGAACAAGACAGAGAGTGTAACTGATAGCCTGACGGATTTGTATTTGTCGGTGAAAAATGTTATACTTAATACATACCCAAACAGAAAAGGAAAAAACAAAATGGCAGTAGCAACAAACACATACAAGGTAGGCGACCTATACACAACACAGAAGTCAAAGGTTACAGGAACAATTCAGGAGATTATTCCACAGGCTAATGGTAATGTTCGTGTAAAGTTAAATGTTGATGGTTCAACACGCTATACAACTTGGACAGCCAAGTAAAATAGAATAACGAAACAGGTGCAGTTTGCTAGAGTCCTCGCACAATGTCGTAAGTAAGAACTAGCACTTAACCCCCTAACAACCCAAACAGAAAAGGAAAACCCCACAATGGCAAGAGCAATTTCAGTAAAGGTAGCAACCGCTAAGGTAATCAAGGCACTTGAAGCAAAGTTAGAGTCTGGCACAAAGGCTATTGCAACAAACGAAAAGAAGCGCAAGGACTACGAGAAGGTAGAAAAGGCGTATGCTAAAGAAGTAGCAGACCTAGTGTTTAAGCAAATCTCAAAGGCAGATGTTTCTGCACATGAGAACTGGCGTAACGAAGTTAATGTAACTATTACACTTCCTGCTGGTTTGGTTAAACTTCCTGAGAAGCCTTCAATGGAACTTGAACAAGAACTTGCACGATATGAAGCGCAAGAGATTGAGAACGCAATTCGTATTCTCAAGATGACGGACGAGGAGTTTGTAAATGCCTCAACCTTCAAGCAGGTAGCGCAGTACCTCTAAATAGAATTGGGGGAGAGAGGTAGCAATACCTAGTTCAAACCTCTCCCCCAAACTAACCTGAGCAAGTTGTAAAACTGCTCACCCACCAGGGTAGCCCAAATGGATCACGGGATTTGACATTTGTCAGACCTAACCTCTATAATTAAATATATAAACCCCCTAAAGAAAGAAGGAAAGCCCAATGGGACTAGATATGTATCTCAACGCTCATAAGTATATTGAGAAGTTGGATTGGACTAAGTTACACGCAGATAGCACTCTTGAATATAATGATGCTACTCTACCTGATTTTGATACTGTTGTATCTACCGCTGGACTTTCAGATATGGCAACAGATATCTACGGAGCAAGAGTTTCGGTTACCGCTATGTATTGGCGCAAGGCTAATCAGATTCATAATTGGTTTGTTAATAATGTTCAGCATGGTAACGATGACTGTGGAAATTACTATGTATCTCATGAGAAATTAAATGAGTTGCTATCAACATGTGAAGAAGCGCTAGCAAAGAAAGACCCTAGCCTATTGCCACCAGTTGCAGGATTTTTCTTTGGTGGCACAGATATTGACCAATACTATTGGGAAGATATCAAGCGTACTATCAAGGGTATCAAGCGTATCCAAAAGCATAAGGACTATGACCGCCTTTCCTTCTACTACGATTCTTCATGGTAGGGGTAGGAAATGGATCAAAATTGGTATAAGTATACATATGTCTGCTCAGTCTGCGATGCCTTGATTGAAATTACAACTAAGATTAATACTTATAAGCCACATATATGTTGTGGCCTAGAAGCCACATGGTTGTCAGTGGCCAATGCTACAATTAATAATAACAACAACGAAGAGAAAGAAGATAGCCCTATGAATGCAACAACAGAATTTCTTGAGCGCCAAGCCTTGGCACTGCAGGAAGCAATTGAAAAGAAAGATGCATACATCGTCCGTCTACAGGATGAAGTATCACAGAAGTCTCAAACAATCTACACAGTTCGTGCAGAGCAACAGAATTTCCGTAACTCAGTTAAGGAATATGTTGTTGAAGCGCTTACTGAACGACAGATGACACACGAGGTTGCAGAGACACTTGCAAACCTTTTAGATTTTGAATTAACTAAGACAGTTACCGTAACTGCAACAGTTGACTTTGAAATTGAACTAGAGGTCCCATTCGATGTTGATGCAGATGATGTAGCAAATGGAATTGAATTCAGCGCTGATTCATTTGATTATTCAATTGATGACATTTCATTTGATGTTCATTCATTGCAGGCCAGTGATAATATTTCATAGGGGGCTATGAATAGACCTGTCACATGTCTTTAAACTGGATGAGGGCCCTGAGCACGGCCATGTAAACTGCTCACTTGTTCCCCCGCAAAATTTGCGACGTCCCGCCGATCTGGTTTTGTCAAATCGACACGCCGTTTACGAGGGGGTGATCTTTTGCAGAATGTCCGATTTACCCTATTTAACTATCCTGATTTGCATTTGTCGGTGGGTGTGTGTATACTTATATTATCAACAACAAAATGAAAGAGGTATCCCCTATGGCACATGAAATTGAAACTCAAAACGGCGTGG